ATGAATAATTTTACATTTAGTACACCGAGAATCTGCGACTGCGGAGGCGATTTAAGCAAGCAATGGTATATCTATTTCCGTGCTAAGGATGAGAGTACGGGAGACATCAAACAATTCCGCTATAAGCTAGGGATAAATAGGTTCAAGAAGAAACGTGAGCGGCAAGAGGCGGCTAAAGCTGCTTTGGCTACGGTTATATCTATGCTGGAGGATGAGGGCTGGAATCCTTTTGAGCAGAAATGTGAGACCGAGCGAAGGAATCTATTGGTCTCCTTGGAGGATATGCTAGATATAAAATCCTGCTCACTTAGGAAGAGAAGTGTCGAGATATACAGGAATGCCTTGAAATTTTTCGGTATATGGTGCAAGGATATGGGGTATGATACATTTGAACCTTCTGGATTCACGAAAATACACGCCCTAGAATATGTGGATTATCTCAAGATGAAGCGTAATTTCTCCGGGAAGACTTGCAATAATACGGTCAGCTACTTGAAAACACTTTTCTTCATGTTGGTAGAGAGAGAGCAGATCGCCACAAACCCGTTCTGTGCCGTAAAGAAATCAAAGGAGGAAAAAGGCAAGAACGTCGCCTTTACCTCTCGTGAGGCAGAGCTGGTCATGGCATATATGCGTGCCCATGACATAAGGCTTTATTATGCCACTCAATTCGTTCGGTATGCTTTTATCCGGAGAACTGAGCTCATGTATCTCAAGGTAGGATGCGTGGATTTGCGGAACCATACGATTACCATACCATCCCACGTCTCTAAAACCGGTACCCAAGATTCCATTACCATACCAAGATCGCTTGAGAGTATTATAATGGAGATGGGCTTAGATAAGGCCAATCCTGATTTTTATATTTTTGGAAAAGATATGGAGACGTGCGCTAAAAGAATATCCCGGGTAGCTTATTTCTCTGATAGGCATAGGGATGTTATTTCTGCGTTAAACCTACGAAAAGAGTTGATTTTCTATGGATGGAAGCATACAGGCTGCGTTGAGCTGTATAATATAATAAGGGATCCATATGTGGTATGCCGTCAATGTAGACATTCTGATATAAAAATGACTATGCGTTATCTTCGTAGTCTTGGCTTAGGTATTAATGAGGCAGTCCGAGAATGGTAGCAATTACGTAAAATTCGATAAAGTTCCCAAATAGACCAATAAAACACGCCCGTGTCAGAAAAAACACGGGCGTTATACTTTTAGTATGCGACAAATAGGACTATTTTGTCCTTCCTTGCAGGAGTTTCGATATTTTAACCAGTAATTGTTGCAACTCAAGATTGCTCAACCCTTCCAGATCTACATTTGCAATCTTTATTTTCTTATTGCTCTCGTCAAAGGAATTTTTCCTCTCCTCCAAAAGAGCGATGACCGGACCTAACTATGTACGAATGATTCGTAGATGATATAAAACAGTATAGAATAGTTGATTTTTTGGTGTCCGATGGGAAATAATGATCAAAGTAACAAACACGAGTCACTTTATTTATCTCTTTTGCGAGAAAAGACAAGATTATGATCGGATCTATAGTTGGAGCCGCCAGTTCCTTGGCGAGTGGCATTGCCGGGGGAATAAAGGCTAGGAAGGCGGCGAGAAAAGCGAACGCCGTGTTGGATAAACAGGCAAAGGAGAATGAGGATTGGTTTAACCGTAGGTATAACGAGGATTATACCCAAAGCGCGGAGGCGCAAGCCGCCTTGACCAAGGCTAGGGAATTAGCGGATGAGCAGTATCGTAAGGCCTCCGGTACCGCCGCGGTCGTAGGGGCTACTGATGAGTCCGTAGCTCAGGCCAAGAAAGCGGCGGGCGAGGTGATATCCGATACCGCCAGTGGTATAGCCACTAACGCTACCGCACGGAAGGATGCCGTGGAATCCCAATATCTCAACACCAAGAATAATATCAGTAACCAAAGGCTGTCTATCTATAATCAACAGGCGGCAAACGCCACGCAGGCGGCTAATCAAGGGATGCAAGCGGGTATGAACTTGGTAGGGGCTGACATGCAATCTCATCTTGATACTAGCAAGGGATTGTTCGGAAATTTGTGGGGGAACATAAAAAAGAATCTGTGGACATGACGACATTGACGGAAAGATATAATAGGAAAAGGACCCCGGTCGTTCAAAGGCGGGAATTGTCCACTACGCCATTGGTTGAGCCGGAGGTTGCCGGAAGCCAGAACCCTATAGCTCCAACCGTGGATAATACGGATGAGACCGCTCCGCAAGCGAGCGTTGTCGAGCCTCAAATTAATGATTACCAATGGAACCAAAGGTTATATGAGACGCTTTTTCAAAAGCCGATAAGCCAAGAGGAGGAGGAGAGAAGAAAACGGGCCGCTTCCGTAGCTACTGGAATCGGGCATCTAGGCAATGTGTTGTCTTCCTTCTCCAATTTGGCATTCGCGGGAGAGGCACCTTCGCAGAAACTACCTACCGTAGCTGATCCTAAACTACAATCCTATTCTGACAGGTTGGAGGCTATCAGGCAAAGATACGGGGCCGGGTATCTAGCCGCAAGGCAAAACGACACGAATAATTATCAAAGGGCATTGCAGCTTTATAGACAGGATCAGGCGAGAAAAGCCCAAAATGATTTGGCAAAAGCCAAGATCGCGCAAAGTGCCGCTCAATTCGCAATAAAGAATGACAGGGAGGAGCGGAAGATGAAACAGGATGCCGCATATAAAGAGAGAGAGTTGGGTATAAGGCAATCCAATCTCCGTAGTCTTGAACAATATCGTACCGCTAAAGCTAATGGCTCTGGGGCGGATAAGTCTATTGACATCATCGGCAGAAACGGTAAACGTTTCACTTTGTCCGGTAAGGATAAAGATGGGGTTATCGCTTATATGTATAAGAGGATGTTGGAGTATGCGGAGGAAAATAAAGATAAAAACAAGAGCGTATCGGATGTAACGTGGCAGCTTGGTGAAGGTGGAGACCAAAAGACCAAACAAGCCGCTATTGTCATGAGTAATATTCAGAATTTCCCGGAATTATACAATGAGTTTGATAAGGTAATCGGATCGGGAGGTTCTTCTAGTAAGGGCAGACATATCCCTTTAAACGATGAAGGAGGAACAGAAAATACAAACGAAAAATATAGCTGGATTCATGGATTCTAATGTAAAACATTTATATGATGCTATGATTAGCCAAGGATATACGGGACTTGGCGATTTCTCTAATTTTGAGGGTAAGATGAAAGACTCTGGAAAGAGGAGAATGGTTTATGATTATTTGATACAAGATGATTATTTCTCCGAGATAGGCGATTTCTCCAAATTCGAGAGTGCCCTAGGGTATTCGCCCGCAGAGAGGAAAGATTACGTTTCTCAATCAGGCGTCAATCCTGCTCCTATCGCTTTAAGACAAGAGGCTGACGTGCCTATGAAGGATCAATCGGAATACGTTAATCCGTGGACGAACTCACCTGATTACAATTTTGAGTCCTTGCGTAAAAAAGGAAAGATTGAGACCTCAACTCCTCCACCTCCTACGGAGTATGAGAAGGACTCTTCTTTCATGAATACTTGGGCAGGAGACGCTATCCAGAAACTTAACGCAGGAGGAGCCGATCTTGGAGCCGGTATCTTTGGGGTCTTGGATAAGGTGTCCAAAGGACTGGAATCCGCAACTGGAGGATTGATCCCACGTGGCGGGGCATTCAAGGATATCTCAGATAGATTTAAGGCTGATGCGGAGTTTTCCCGGGCAAGGTCAAACAGATACAATGGCAAGGATTTCACCGATCTTTGGAAAGAAGGGAATTATATGGGTGCCATAGGCGATATAGCCTTGCAAGGCGTAGAGTCGCTTCCGATGTCAATCGGGGCCATGGCCGCTACAATGGCCGGAGCTCCAGCGGCCGGACTCGCTGGTATAGGGTCAATAGTGGCTAGCCAGAAATATGATGATCTTGATCAGAATAACCCAAACATGGGAGAGTTCGCAAAGGTATCTAACGCTATTCTTACTGGTACGGCAGAATCCTTGTCTGAGATGCTGGGCGCAGGCGTATCCAAGGCTTGGATGTCAACCTTATTCAAGACGTTAGGAAAGGAAAAGGCGCAAGAGGCTATCAAGCGTGGCATAATGGGCAAGATGCAAGAGTTCTATAAAAAATTCGGTATGTTTTTCGAGCCTGTAAATGAAGGTATCGAAGAGGTATCTTCCACGCTAGCGGAGAATATAACGGATAAGATAACAGGCGCGGATCCGGAAAGGGATTTGACCGATGGTGTATTGCAGAGCTTTGTCTATGGTATGGGAGGCGGCGCTTATTTTACTGGGGCCGGAGCGTTGGCTAAAGGTGCGCAATACGTAGCGGATAAAACAGGAGGCAAACAGGCTCAGCAGCCTATCACCGATTCAAATGTAACAGATCAAGGCGTTGAAACTCCTCCTCTATTAACTAAGTCTAGGTTTGCCGAGGCAGAGGAGCAAGGACGCAATATGACTGATCCGGGCGATATACGGACGGCGAGCAAAAAGATGGAAGAGACAAGGCTTTCCCTATCTGAAATGGTTCCGGGTTTGGTTAGTACGATAGAAAGCTATGTGGATGATGGAGCTAGCGAGGCCCAAGTGATGAGCCTTCTTGATGGGGTTAATGCGGATGCCCGTCCGTTAGCCGAGGATTTCTACGCTGATTATCTCAGGATATCCGGTTTGCAGGATCGTATAGGCGAGGAAATAGACAATGAGGTTGAAACTTACGTTGCCAATAATATTACTCCTTATGTTACCACGAATCCTGATGGTCAGTCTATCGTTACCACGGCTACGCTTAGCGAGGGAAATGTGGAAAGACCTGTGTACGTTAGGAGTATAGAGGGAGATAAGGCCGTTATTTCCGATAACGGACAGGATCGGATGGTCTCGGTGAAAAGGTTGAGCGATATAGTAGAGCAAGATGCCGGTCATATGAGACGGACCTATGAGGATCAATTATTGGCTACCCGCCAGTCCGAGCTTGACATGACCATGAATCATAATCCTAAGACGCAATTACCAAAGCCGGGGTTGATCGTATGGAACGGGGATAATGCGTTTATCCTTCAAGGACAAGATGAGAACGGTGATTGGATCGCTCAACCTGCGGCTTATGATAGAGAAACCGGGCAGGTGACAGCCAAGAATGGCTCTTCCCCCGCAATGCCTATAACAGAGAATGAGATTCTTGATCTTCAAGATGCCATATATGACGCTCAACAAGTTAATGTGGTGTCGCCAGAGGATGATAATGTAGCAAGTGCTGATGCCGAGATAACCTCTGCACCTCCCGTGGAAGATGCGATCAACCAGCCAACGAGTGAGATTGAGACGGAAGGTGCCATTGATCAGATAGCACAACCTAGCAATGTAGAGAATCCCTCCATGGTCATGCGAGAAGATGGTACGCCAGATTTCGTATCGTCTGGTACGGATATGACCTTGGATTTCCTCCATGATAAATATGGCGATAAGATGCCAAGGAAGATCGAGGTGACGAGAAAGTCTTTCGATGAAAGCCTTAAAAAAGCGTCTGATGCCTTGGAAAAGGCGCAAGAGGCATACGATGACACCCCTATCGGAAAAGAGGATAAGGCCGAGGCCGCATTGATAAAAGCCCGACAAGAATATGAGGCGATCAAGGTCGAGGCTGATTTCTGGGCTAATCTTGATGATGATATCAAGGAGGCCAGCAAGAAGCCGGGTGATGTCATAGCAAAGGATATCTCCGTAATGGGTGATCCTATGAGCGGAGAGGAGCTTGCGGCCATGATGCTGGCTAATGGGGCGATCAAATTGACACGTGACAGTTACAAGAAAGAGACCGGTGCCGGGAATAATGAGACTGCAAGAATGTTTGGATTGTTCGCCTCTCCGGAGAAAGGCGGTGTTAATATAGAGAGGGCAGGTGAGATATTGGAGCTTGCCGATAAGGAGAATGGAACTAACTTCTTCGATGAGAACGATACGAACGCCGGAAGGGACGCTATCATAGAGGTCTTGTCTTCCGCTCATACACGTGGAGACTTGATCGATTATGTCAAGAGGAACCGTGAGGCGATCGCTGAGCGTGAGAGACAGGCCGAGTACAACGCTTACACAGAGTGGTGTGAGGAGAATTATCATATGTCCCCGGAGGAATACGAGGCGTATGAGGAAAGCATGGTACGTGATTTCTCGGAGAAACAATTGACTGATGAGGAGCGAGGCGAGCTTGATTCGCAAATCGTGGATGAAATACAGGCCATAATTGACGAACAAAATGAAATAGACGCTATCTTAGCGCAAAATAAACCGATAGAAAATGAAAACATTGAAGGCAATGACGAAAGCGGAGGCGATGGCTTACGCGAGGGAGGCGGCGAGGTACTGCCAAGAGAACAACTTGATCAGACCGGGGGAACTGGAGAGGTTGAGGGAAAAGAATCGGCTGGTCCCGACATTGATCGCACGGATGGAGTTACACAAGAAAGCGCATCTGGAGAAGTAGCCTCTAAAAATAACGCAACTGGTAACAACTGGCTTGACAACGTTCCGAACGACGGGAGGAATTATTTTGTTTATGTACGTTTCCCGGATGAAAATAGATACAGGGCGATTGATTTAGGGAACGGCAGGACGGTAGATAGACTAGCGTTTGCCTCAATGGTCAAGCGGGAAAGGTTACAATCGCTTGTGGGAATACTTCCTGCTAAATTTATTGAAGGAGTTTCTTTTCAAATCCGTGACGCAAAAGGGAACGTATTCTATGAATATGACCCAAACAAGAAGGATAAACCTTTTGTTCCCCCGTCCCAAAAGAAGAACGAGAACCCATTGGACTACGCCGAGCGCATAGTTGAGGCTAAGAGATTGCACGAAGAGGAGCTAAAGGTTGATACCAATCCAACCGAGGCGCAGAAAGAGGCCGGCAATTACAAGAAAGGCCATATAAAGATAAACGGTTTCGATGTCACCATAGAGCAGCCCTCCGGTTCCGTCCGTTCCGGTAAGGACGCTAGCGGAAAGGAGTGGTCGCAGGTCATGAATAACACTTACGGTTACATTCGAGGTACTGAAAGTGTGGATGGTGATCATATAGACGTATTCCTAGGTCCGGATATGAATAGTGATATGGTATATGTCGTGGATCAGGTGAATACTGATGGCTCATTCGATGAGCATAAGGTTATGATGGGATTCCCTTCATTGGAAGACGCTAGGTCAGCTTACTTCTCAAACTATGAGGACGGTTGGCAAGGGTTAGGTAACATTACCGGGGTAGCGTTGGATGAGTTCAAGAAATGGATTGATTCCTCGACTCGCAAAACAAAGCCCTTCTATGAGTATAAGGGAATTAAACAGGAGGAAAGCGATATTTCTAAAAATAATGATTCTGATAATTATAGCATTGTTCCCTCCCAATATACTACCAAGAAAGGAAAAGTTCTTGATATGCGGTTATTGAAGTTCGGTAATGAATTATCGAAGGAACAGCAACGTGCCGCCAAAGAGCTGGCCAAGGCTGAAAAGGGTTGGTATGACAGGGAACAGCGAGGTTTCATGATGCGTAGCGATGAAAGCGCAAGGCGGTTGGCCGATACCATTCTTGGCGATACCGATGCCGTAAGCGATGCGCAACCTATTTCTCTTGAAGACACACGCAGGGTTGTAGAGCCTCAAAAGGTAAATGTAGAAAACCTTATTGGTGATATCAACGATAAGGGCAAAGCCAAATTGAGCGATCGTACCGTTACCCCTAGCGGTAACCGCCTTGTTACCGATGAACGGTATGCGGAACTCCGTGAGCGCATGCGCAGGAAACTAGGCGGTCAAATGAATATGGGTGTTGATCCTGAGATATTGGCGATAGGTACTGAAATGGCGGTTTATCATATAGAGAAAGGATTGCGTAAGTTCTCTGATTACTCAAAGGCAATGATCGATGATCTAGGTGACGCTATACGACCGTATCTTAAAGCATTCTACAATGGAGCGAGGGATTTGCCGGAAGTAGGAGAGAACGGATGGGATAAGGATATGACCACTTATGAGGATGTCCGTTCGTTTGATGTAGCTAATTTTGACAAGCCTGTCCCGGATATAATGGATGCCGCCGAGACCGTGGTTAGAGAGACTGAGATTGCCGGACAAGCGATTGCCGCGAAGAAAAAAATAAAAAATAGCCGGAAAAAGCAAACGGACAACAAGGACAAACCATTACCTTTGTATGGTAACGATTTATTCACTCCTAATAATATTAAAGACAATGAGCAAGGAAATTCAAGAGCGGATCAAGGCGTGGGAAGAAAAGCACGGGAAGAGGATCGAGGATCTGAACGCGGAGGAGACCGTGGAGGCGTGCATGGAAGTGATGTGCTTGACACGGAGCGAGGCCGAGGAATACCTATCAGCGACAGCGACAAGCGGCCTGTTGTAAGGAATCAAAACAATTTCAGCTTCCCGGAGAAAGGTATTGAGCTTCCTTCCGGTGATATATCCAAGCTAAAAGCCAATATTGAGGCGATAGAAACGCTGAAAGACGTAGAGGACGGCCAAGGAAAACCTACCCCGGAACAACAAGCCAAGATGTCAAGGTACGTTGGATGGGGAGGTTTGGCCGAAGCCTTGAACGAAGGCAAATACAACGTGCGTGACAACAATTGGACTAAGGACCGAAATTGGAATGATAAGTATCTACGTTATTACGAGAAACTAAAATCCTTATTAAGTAAAGAAGAGTTCGACAGTGCCGTCCGTTCCACGACAACCTCTCATTATACCCCGTCCGAGGTCGTGGAAAGCTTATGGGGAATAACGGAGAAACTTGGATTCAAGGGTGGCAATATCAGTGAACCCGCTATGGGTATAGGTAACATAATCGGTATGATGCCTAGGTCTATATCTGAAAACTCAAGTATAAGCGGGTTCGAGATAGATAGTTTGTCCGGTCGTATGGCAAAGGCCTTATATCCTGACGCTAATATAAAGGTGCAGGGATATGAGAAAGCGTTTTTTCCAAACTCGAAAGACTTAGTTATCACCAACGTCCCATTCGGGAAAAATGCTCCATATGACAAGGTTTTAGATAAGCAATTCAGGAAAAAACTTGGTTCCTCTTATAATCTCCATAATTATTTTATCCTAAAGGGGCTTCTGGAATTGAAAGAAGGTGGTCTCGGCGTATTCGTCACGTCCTCGGCTACGATGGATGGGGCCGATAGTAAGTTCCGTGAGTACGTGAGTGGAAACGGTTATGATCTGGTCGGAGCTATCCGATTGCCTAATGACGCTTTCCAGAAAGGGGCCGGCACGAGTGTCACGGCTGACATCGTTATATTCCGTAAAAGAAAGTATGGGGAACCTTCGAATGGGATAGGGTTCACTACTACAACGCAAATAGGTGAAGGAACTTATATGGAGGACGGGGATAAAAGGAGCAAGCCTATCATGGTGAACGAGTATTTCTCCAATCATCCCGATATGATGTTAGGTGATATGATGACCGCTTACGACGCTGGTAGCGGAGGCCTATATAGTGGAGCGTCCCAAACATTGAAAGCCAAACCCGGGGCCGATTTAAGCAAGGAGCTATTTAACGCTATTGATAACTTACCAAAGAATATCCTATCAGGTGTTGTAGAGACTAAAGAGCCGGAGGTTGCGGGTGACTCCACTTTGAAAAATGGTACTATTACCGTCCAGAATGGCAATGTCTTTGTTTTAGATGGGGACTCGTTAAAACCGATTAAGGCAAATCCTACGTTCGTTCATAATGGTAAGACCCGGAAAATAGCGGATGCGGTAAATGATTACAATGATATAAAGAAAAATCTATACGATCTTATCCATGATGAGCAAACAAAGGGTGTAGACCCCGAGCCCGCTAGGAAAAGGCTAAACAAAGTATATGATGCTTTCGTGTACAAATATGGGACACTTAACAGGAACAAGGCTTTGGACGATATTTTCGCCGAGGATGTTGAGCATGGATTACCCTTCTCTTTGGAGACCGTTAGAAGGGTACCTTCCACGACCGGAAAATCTATGGTATGGGAAGTCTCGAAAGCGGATGGTATCTTGAATAAGCGTGTAAGTTATCCATTCGAGCTACCGACAAAAGCGGATAATGTCTTGGATGCCGTCAATATAAGCAAGTCATATAAAGGTAATATTGATATACCTTATATCTCGAAGATAACGGGTATGGATGAGGTGAACGTGACAAACGAGATACTAGAGAAGGGAATCGCTTATAGGGATCCTGTTACCGGCAATATAATAGATAAGAGCGAATATCTCTCTGGAAACGTAAAAGATAAGTTGGTCGAGGCTAGGGCGGCCTTGGAAGATCATCCGGAGTTTCAAAAAAACGTGGATGACTTGGAAGCCGTACAGCCAGAACGTATACCCTATGGTGAGATAAGTTATCGACTGGGGACTACATGGATCCCGTCTGAGTTTATAAATAATTTCGCTGATAATGTACTGGGTATATCTTACGCTAACGCTAATTTTATCCCGGAGATCGGTGAGTATATTCTTGATAAGAGGGCGTTCATAACCGATTACGCTAAAGCCGGTCAATTCAAGACTGAGAGAATGGACGCTATAGACGTGTTCAAGGCCGCTCTTAACCAACGTAAACCCAAGGTTTATGACGAGATTAAATATTATGAGGACGGTAAGCAGAAAACGAGAAGGGTCGTAAACGAGCAGGAGACACAGGCCGTTGCCGAGAAAATATCCGACATGTCCGATAAGTTCGTGGAGTATATTGATTCTAAAACGATGTTCCATGGTCGTATTGAGGACGTGTATAATGATAAATATAACAACTATGTAATAAAAAAGTATGACAAACCGGTTTTTGAGCATTATCCTAACGCTAATAAGAATATAACACTCAGGGATCACCAGAGCAAGGCGGTGCAACGTTGTCTATCCGAGAGCACGTTACTCGCTCACCAAGTCGGTACGGGAAAGACCTTTACCATGATTACGTCCGCTATGGAAATGAGACGGCTAGGTATAGCGAAGAAACCCATGATCGTTGTCCAAAACGCTACCCTAGAGGATTTCGTCCGTGACTTTTATAAACTGTATCCTTCCGCTAAGATTCTATCTCCGACAAAGGAGGAGCGTAACGCCGATAATAGGACAAGGCTGTTCAATCTTATAGCTACCGGAGATTTTGACGCTATCGTTGTCCCACAGTCATTCATGGCGTTTATCCCGGATAGCGAGGAAAGGAAAAAGGCATATATCCAAAAGCGTATAGATGATTTTGAGGAGGCTGTCGATCGCATAGAAGACAAGGCTTTACAGGAGAGATTGAAAAGGGAGGCCAAAAGTATGCGTGATTCTCTGGAAGGTATAAAGAAAGGGAAAAACGTAAAGGGCAAGGCAAAGACTGCGGAGACTATCACGGCCAAGACGGAGCGTATTCTTGACAGGCGGACTGATAACGTCATGACGTTTGAGCAAATGGGTGTTGACGCTTTGTTCATTGACGAGGCGCATAATTATAAGAAGATCGGGTTTCCAAGCAAGATGTCGAACGTTAAAGGTATCGATACGAGCGCGTCACAAAGAGCTAATAGTATGTTGCTAAAAGCCCAATGGATATCTGAGAATAATGGTGGTCGAAACGTGGTTCTGGCAACCGGTACCCCTATCACTAATACAATGGCAGAGGTCTGGACTATGATGAATTTCGTGGCACCCGATATCCTAGACGCATATAATATCAATAGCTTTGACGAGTTCGCTACCACTTTTGGAACGGTTGAGCCGTCATTGGAGTTTACCGCTACCGGTAACTTTAAGATAGCCGAGAGGTTCAAGAGCTATACGAATGTCCCGGAGCTTATAAAGGCGTTCAGGAGCCATACGGACGTTGTCTTGACAGAGGATGTCAAGGAGTTCAAGGAAGACAAGAATATCCCTAAGTTGAAAGACAATAAGATGACCAATGTCATTGTCGAGAAGAACGAGGACTTGGAGGATGTCATGCAAACCCTTATCAAGGAATTAGAGGATTATAACAAATTGACAGGAAAAGAGAAGAAGGATAAGAGCGCACTACCCTTGGTCGTGTTCAGCAAGGCTAAACAGGCTGCGATTGACCTTCGCTTGCTTAATCCTACATTTCCCGACAATCCTGATAGCAAGACAAACAAGGTGGTCGATAACGTGTTGAGATTATATAAGGAGAGCGATAAGGACAAAGGCACGCAACTTATATTCTGTGATAGTTATCAATCCCCTTCTGAGACTCCTAAAATGGATTTATTCGATGTCGATTTATCTGTTCCTCAGTTTAATTTGTACAACGATATAAAGGAAAAGCTTACCAAGGGAGGTATTCCGTCTAATCAGATAGCTATCGTTGGCAATTATGAGGGAGAAAGGAGAAACGCCTTGTTCGATAAGGTCCGTAATGGGGATGTGCGCATTCTTATTGGAAGCACTGAGAAAATGGGAGTGGGTGTCAACGTGCAAGATCGTCTATTCGCCCTGCATCATATTGACGCTCCAATCAGGCCTATGGATTTTGAGCAACGCAACGGTCGTATCTTACGACAAGGAAACTTATACGCCACATGGGATAAACCGGTGAACATCGTCACATATGGGGTTAAAGGTACCCTTGACGCTACCGCCTATGACAGGCTTCGTATAAAACAAAACTTCATCAACCAGATGATGAAGGGCGATATATCGTCTCGTGTCATGGAGGAGCAAGACGATAGTGATCCGTCTGGAATGACCTTTAGTGAGATGGCGGCGACGTTATCCGGAGATAAGACCGCCCAACTGCTGTTTGTGGCACAGAACAAGTTAAAGAAACTGCAAAACTCCAAGAGGAGCGATCTTAACAGTAAGTCTTCCATGCGTGACTCTATATCTAACTCCAAACTTAGGATACAAGAATACAACAGCCGGAAGGATATCATGGAAAGGAACGCCAATATCGTAAAAGAGAACTTCCCTGATGGGGTTGAGTCCGTGACTGTTAAAGGCAATACTTTCAGCGATGGTATATCGAATGAGCTTACGCCCATTATTGATGATTACTATGATAGATATACGCTTGACAGAAACACCCCTCCTCTGAAAATCAGTCTCAATGGAGGAAAAGGCGAGGCAATCGTGCATTTCAATGAAGGTATGATGGTCTATAGCTTATATTTAGGTAAGGAAAAACTGGTTGAGAATCGTGATTTTAGCGGCGGCAGGGGTTTGATGGCTAGCATTGACAGGCAGTTGGGAATTCCCGCTAAATCCGTCTCAGATATAGCCGCTAAAATAAAGGCAGAGGAAAACAAGATAGCGGGATTAGAGGAAGCCGTTAAGAAACCGTGGGGAAAAGAGGATGAACTTAATGCGGCTCAGGCAGAGGTTAATGATCTGCAGAGACAATTAGTTGAAAAAGCTAAAGCTGAGGATATTCAGTTAGAATCAACTCTTGACGTTGATGGTACGTTGGTAAAAGAGGAAGGAGAGACTCGATTTCGATTCATGGGAGTAGATACAACTAATAATCAGGATAATGTAAGTTCTATTGAATCCTCAATCAACGATTGGTCAAACAAGCTTAATACCCCTGTCAGGGTAATCCATGACGTGGACGATATAAACGATACGGATGAGAATATGTTGGCCCGTAAGAGAGATTCCAAAGGCTGGTATGATACTTCTACCGGGGAGATAGTCATAGTATCACCTAATTCCACGTCCGTAGGTGACGCTCAAAGGACTTTCCTCCATGAGGTGGTAGGGCATCATGGGTTACGTGAGCTATTCAGGGATGATTTCGATACTTTCCTTGATAACGTGTATCGGAACGCCAACGAGGATATCCGGAAAAATATCATTGACCGGACTAAAGGCAATCCTCTTAACTTGCGTGAGGCTACAGAGGAATACATCGCTGAATTAGCGGAACGTGGTTTCGATAACAAGGCCGAGCGTTCGTTATGGGAAAAGATCAAGGACTCTTTTCTTGATATGTTGAGAAAGGCCGGTATTAGCCTTGATTTCAAGTTATCGGATAATAACCTTCGTTATATCCTCTGGAGAAGCTATAAGAACTTGGAGCAAGGAAACTTGATGGATGTGGCCGAGGATATCGTGATAAGAAATAGATTAGGTCTTAACAATATAAATTTGAACGAAAATGGATCAATCGAAAGAGATATTGAACCTGAAAAAGGAAAACAACCTTCTGAAACAAAAGGTACTGGAAGGGAACTCGAGACAATCGAGGGCGTTGATGAGAACGGAAACGAAAGTGAACGAGACCATATCGACAAACCAAGGGGAGTTGAAAACTCTATTGACGGAACTGAAAACGCAACTGACCGAAATGGAAGGGAGACTGATGGCCAAGTTGACAACGATGGAGACCAACTTGACGGAGGAGATACGGTCGATAGGAACGGAAGTGTCCGGGATGGAATCGACGGTGAGCGGACTGTCATCGGACGTGCAGGATCTGAAAACAAGGGTAGAGGCGTTGGAGAAAGCGTAAGGGAAAAGACGGATGATTTCACTTTCGCAGAGAAAACAATCCGTTTTAGGGAGAACGCATGGAATGAGTCGGTATTGTTCGCTGATAATGATATCCAAGTAGTAGAGAAACAGGTAGGTTCCGCCAAAGATCAATATGAGCGTACCCTATCTACATCATCCTATCAATTTCAGGAGGCGTTTCAGGATTCTATGCTAGGGCTTAAAACATTGCAGGATGCCGTGGCAAAGGCAACGAGGAGTCGTATATTGGATTATGAGAACGCTTATATGGCCGAGAATGCCCTTTCCTCTGTTAATGAAGCTGAGTTCAACGCTTATAGGAAAGCGGCTTTCGAGCCTATCTTAAAAGCGATGTCACGATTGGAAAAGATGGGATCCACCATTGATGAGATAAGGGATTACCTTATAACCAAGCATGGTATTGAGCGTAACAGGGAAATGGCCGTTAAACGAGCGTTGTCACAAAACTCGGAAACATATAAATCCCTGCTTGACGAGTATATCGGGAGAAGGAATGAGATACGTGAGAACGGTAGGTCTTGGGAAGAGCAGCAATCAGAAATGGATAGGCTTGCCGAGGAATACGGAGCTAATCTTTCTGATGATTTCAGCGGATTCACGTCCATGTATCCTAACGAGGATAACACGGGGTATGATCCGGATTCAGCAAGGAGATACGTATTGGATTACGAGTCAAGATATGATACATCGGAATTATCGGCCTCTGTCAAAAGAGCCACTGACGCTATATTGGCAAAGCAACGGGATAGCGGGCTTATGAGCCAAAATACGTTTGATTCGATCAGCGATATGTATCAGTTCTATGTGCCTTTGCGTGGATGGGAGGAGACTACGGCAGATGAGGTTTACGCTTATCTTACATCCGAAAGCCAAACGTTCAACGCCCCTATAAAGACTGTCGTTGGGCGAAAGAGCAAGGCTGACGATCCTATAGCGACGATCGCTAATATGGCAGAGAGCGGAATCATGCAAGGGAATAGGAACTTGATGAAGCAAAAGTTTTTGACAATGGTACAAAACCATAAGACGGATCTCGTGAGCGTAAGCGAAATGTGGGTTCGTCTTGACGAGGCTTCCGGTGAGTGGATCGCCGTTTTCCCGGATATACCATCTAACGCCAATCCGGAACAGGTGGAGTCTATCGTGGAATCTTTCAACAAACGCATGGAGGAGCTATCCAATGAAAAAGGATCTAATGTTAGACGTTCAAGGGATGCTATAGGGATACCTTACAAGATATTGCCAAAGGACTTGAAGGAGCATCAAGTGATCGTAAAGAGAGCCGGCAAAGAATACTTACTTACCATAAACGGGAACCCAAGGGCCGCTCAAGCGTTGAACGGGCTTACAAACCCGGATAATACGAAAGGATGGTTCGGTACCGTGGAGAGATACGCCGGATGGCTGAATCGAAACTTGGCGGCTAACTTTACGACACGTAACCCGAATTTCATGGTAAGTAACTTCCTCCGTGACGCTCTTTATTCGAATACTACCGTATGGGTCAAGGAAAGTCCTGTATACGCATGGAAGTTCAATAAGAATTTCGCTATGGTAAACCCGATCAATATGTATCGTCTGGTCAAGGGGTATGAGAACGGTACGTTGGATATGAGCGATCCATTGAATAAGGCATATCATGATTTTGTAATGAGAGGAGGAGAGACCGGATACACCAATTTGAGAGACGTGGAAGCCAAGAAAAAGGCGATCCAAAAAGAACTTCAATACTCCAAGCAAAAGGTATCTATCGGAAAGACTTTGAAAATACTAGGTGAATGGATGGACTTGTTCAATAAGAGCGTCGAGAATTGCGCTAGGTTCGCCGCATTTCTTACTTCTAGGGAAATGGGGCGAAGCATGGATAAATCCATTTATGACGCTAAGGAGATATCCGTAAACTTCAATAAGAAAGGGGCGGGTTCGAAATTCTTGAATACTGAGGGGCAAACCAAGATAGGTAACGCTAGCGCTTTCACGTCTGGATTGTCAAGATCCATGTATGTGTTTTGGAACGCTGGTGTACAAGGTATGTATAATTTCGGAAGGTTGGCCAAAGATAATCCCAAGAAATTCTTGGGGTTAGCATCCTCTTTCTATTTGCTTGGCACGATCATGCCTATGCTCGCGGCCGCATTTTGGGATGATGAAGATGATGATTACTACGATCTTCCGGAATACGTGAGACGTAATAATATCTGTTTCCGTAACGGTGGAGGAAATTGGATTACAATTCCTATGCCCATAGAGTTAAGGGCTATATATGGACTAGGAGAAATGTCTTCTGGAATAGTTTCCGGAAAGGAGAAGTATACCGATAAAAAGATGGCCATGAAGATAGCGGAGCAAATGTCACAGGTTCTTCCTTTGGACATGATGGAGGGAGGTGGAGGATTCTCCGCTTTCGTCCCAAGCTCGGTAAAGCCATTGATTGAGGCCGGAGATAACAAGGATTGGACAGGTTTGCCTTTATATAAGGATAACGACTTCAACAAGGGTATGCCGGAATGGACAAAGGCTTTTAAGAGCGTGGATCCCGCTATATTGGCAATGACTAAATATGCCAATGAACTGACCGGAGGAGATAAATACACTACGGGTACCGTTAACCTAAACCCAGCCATTATAGAACATATATTGGACGGCTATTTCGGAGGTATTGAGGCTACACGTTCCCAGATGGTCAAATCCGCTGAAACCGCTTGGGGTAGTCGTGATTTTGACTGGAGGAATATCCCTGTCGGGAACCGTCTTATAAAGAGTGGTGATGAGCGGACGAAAAAGAAAGCCATAGATAACGCTTATTATGAGAATTTGGAGGAAATGGATAAGATCGGACAAAGATTGAGAGGATATCGTAAAGAATTGTCTAATCCACAGAACGATAGTTTTGATATAGCAGAGTATCAGAAAAAATTGAATGATCTTATGATGAGCGATGAATATCGTGGATATGTAGAGTTTAATAATCTTAACAAATTGTATCAATCAATGGGTGAGTATTTGAAAAAGGTAGATGATGAAAGATTGGAAATGGAGTTATACGATTTGAAAGCTATGATGAATGAGATAGCTAATGGTGAATAGGTAAAGTGGCGGGTGGCGTTGGTGTCACCCGCTATCTTTTTACATTTTAAATATATTCACTGATCAAGCCAATAAATGCTACTATCGATATAATAGAGAATATGAATATTATCAAAGTGCTTAACCTAAAAATATATATGGATATAATTTCAAGTAAATTCCATGATTCTGTACCTAGTATCATAAACTGTGTCGTATATTCTTTATATCCGGTTTTTATGGTTTTTTTCTCTATAACACGATAACATCCAATAGGAATTAAGAAAATACCAAGGAACATTAAAAAACGGTATCTTACTTCTGATATGCCGTATGGTGTTGTTGATTCTCTGAATCTAATCCCTTCAAGAATTACTCCTAAAATCCTTGCGTCATACAAATAGATGTTTTTCCCTTTTTCATTAGGTTTCCTAGGCTCGAATTTTTCTTTCCATAATATCTTTTTTAAAATAATATCTCGATTGAAAATATAGACTAATATCGCCGATGAAAGGATTGTCATGCTGTTTAAAAAATCTTCCATATTTATTTTTCAAAAAAGTCAGATTGGTTAATTTTTTTTGTTCTCATGTTGCCATTAGACACTTTATGAAGAGTTACTTCATAGTATGGAATAGAAATTCCATTTTCTGTTCTCTCTGAAAACATATTAAAATAGTCTTTATAGTTGGCTTGTGAAGAGTAATGTACATTTGATTGAAACATTCCTAACTTCATTCCATTGAATAATAAATTAGGATTCCAGTCATTACCATAAACACATTTCATCTCATAAATACCTTCTGGAATATTTCTTATATCATAAGATGTGTGTTTGTTAATATATACATTCCTAATTATCTTTTTACTAGTTATATTTTTTAATATAACAACAGCGTCTTGATCACTTCCATTATTTACCGTTATATAATTATCTTGGCTATCATCATACGAATTAATTCCAAAGTATTCAGTAAATGGAGAATCTCCATTCATAAGATGATTATTCTTATATATATTTGAATCTTCAACTTCTTCAACTATAGGCGCAACCTCTTCAACATAATCATCAATCTTTTGTGTAGGATTTATTGTGTCTGTATTATGGTTATTAATATTGAATAAATTAGCATGGTAAGCTATATATATAGTTATTATTGATATGCAAATAAATATTAATATATTTTTAGAATTAATGCTTGTCTTTTCCCTTTTATATGATCGTTTATTGATTGGACTCTTTTTTTGTTTTTGTATATTCTCTATATCAGACTTACCTCTATTTGTTTTGTCTGTGTTTATTGAATTGAAAATATTTTGCCTATAGGAATTTAAGTCATTATCATATTTTGATCTTCGTTCTGGGTCAGATAATACTTCATATGCCTTTTGTATTTTTATAAATATATCATGTGCATTGTCGCTTTTGTTTTTATCAGGATGATATAATAATGCCTTTTGCCTGTATGCTTTTTGTATTTCTTCAAAAGTAGCACATTCAGTAATTCCAAGAATAGTATAGTATGTATTTATAGACATGTTTTGTGTTTTTTTGCAAAATTACCCAATCTTCACATCCGTTATTCCGTAGGAGGCATGTTTTACGGCATATTTTACTTTTAGTTTTATCCCGAGGAATAGTAAAAAATAAAAAACTCCCCAAATCCTCACGGATAAGGGAGCTTTTATTATTTAACTATAATCTATATGAATGGTTTTCAGACAACCTTAAACGATCCGATTCTCACGAACGAGAGCGTTTGTAATATCTAAATCCATATCTAAACAAAGACATACTTAATCATCATTGCCGATCCTCCCGGAATAGCAACGGTGGGTATATCCGTCTTAAAATGCTTCCCAATACCACCCAAGGGAAGCGGGAAATATTTATTCAAACTATATTTTATGCCATAAGGAAAGGAGTGTGCCCCCATCCTCCAAAGCTATCCCCTTGACATAAATATACCTCTGGTTCTCACGAAAGAGCGGTATGACATTGATAAAATTATTTTATGAATACAACCTAGTGTAATATCTTTAAGTAATGACTCCGGTCCATCACGGATGAGAGCCATAAGGGGTTATAAATATATAACATACCATATACGCATAAAAAAACGTGGCGCCGTCGCAACTACCAAGACCCGGCGTCCCCACGCCAACATAACAGGTAGTAAGCAACGGCCCACGTCTTATATATAGATTATATATACAAATAACGTGGGCGTATTGTTGCTATCGGCTCCCTGTTATGTTTATAAATTTGGGGAATTTAGGTCTTTATAGGAGACGATATCTTTAACGCCACAATGTGTGTCACGTCTTATATTCTAATCAGTGACTACGCGAATATACTCTATTTATTTTATATTAGTAAAAAATAAGTCGTATTTTATTTATCTAATATTGATTTTTACAGGGGAAACGTTCATGCGCACGCTATAAACTCGACTCATTTTTGGGATATGAATCAAGATATCCCGTTGATTCTTCTTTGATTATAGAAGGCTTAGGCATATCCTCTGATATGAGCGCTCCTATCATGTCTGTCATCAATATATCGTCGTGATTGCCACGACCGGGAATATTCCCGTAACTACCGTCCGGACGTTGCTCGTATTTGGATGCCTCCTTATACATGCGCTCATCCGGGTCTATGAACATATCGTCCTCGAACGCCACTATGAAATTATCTACCATGTCCTGCTTGGTCTTTTTGTTGGTCTGGAAGCCTATCTTCTTGTATATGCCGTTCCTTATGTCCTCGGGATCCGTCGCCGCTCGCATGTAAAGATTAGGGTAGATATCCTCTATCTTTTTCAGTATGCCACGAATATGATCGCCTTCCTCCACGAACTCGGATGCCTCTGATTTTTTCTTATCAAACGTATTGCTCTCGAAGGCGAGAAGGGCGTTCTTGTAGTATCTGGCGATCTTGACGGCTTTGTAGGCGAGCCAGTCATATCGTATATGACCGTGCCATCTAGCTACCACCTCCGGCTTTCCTCCGCTAAATCGTAAATTCCATCTGTTTATCACTGTTATACATGAGGGGTCTGAGTTCTTGCTACGTCCACCGACATCGACGATGACAAGATACTCGTTGGATGTCCTTGTATCATCGGGCCTCTTCCAGATTCTCAACAGGCCGTTCGGATTCTTGGTGAGAATTATCCTCTTGGTCTTTTCTGATTGGGATATGTCGCCAATGAACTCCGGGGGGGATACGTATCTTTCCCGCATCACCTCGATCGTATAGATATTGAACACGAGATTACCGGAATACTTGAAGCACTCGACATCGTCGGATGGTGCCTCGGATGCCATTGAAGCGTGGTCATGAAACGACGCCCTTTTCTTTATGTACCATTTGATGTGCTCCAGCGTAGCTCCTTTTTCCCATAGAGACCATAGATACTGTCCCGGCTCGCTATTGTCATTAGGGGAGGTCGTGACACCCCTTCCCTCTAATAGATCCAGTATGAAAAGCCGGGTCTCTTTCTTGTCCTTGAATCTTATCATGTCGTTCTCGATAAAGAAGAACGGTATGAATAGCGCCTTACGGGATGACGTGCCCTCCTTGGCCATTTGGTACTCATCATAGAAATAACCGGCCATGCCGTTAGCCGTAGACTCGGAGATCTCCATGGTCAACGGTCTCTCCAATATATTCGAGTCTATGTTTGTTATAACCTGCTCCGCCGATTTGCCATCCGTTGTTTTCCAGTAGGCTACCTCCGAGAAGTGGGCCATGGCATAGTCCATACCACGTGTTGACTCGAAATTCTCATAAGATGCCACGGTTATCACGTTATCACGTACCTTGTTCCCGGACGGGTCGGTGATTATGGAGTCGGACGCCGAATGCTCGTAAGGGGCGAATTGCAGCTTGTCAACACTATATATAAAGCCCGGGATGTTATCGAGAACCTTTTTATACATGGCCTTGATACGTTTGGCGGTATCTTTCGTCTGGGCTATAATTACGGAATACCATCCTTCCATGACGAATAGCTGTATCCACGCCATATAGAGCTGTACCAAGGTGGAACCTCCCCATTGCCGGGCTTTCAATAATATTATACGGATCGGGACTCCCTTATGCCTCATTTCCTCCAGAACGGATAGCACGTAACGTTGGGCGTAATTAAGCTCGAAGGGGATCATTTCTCCCGCCTCTTTCGACTTGATCTTAAATAACGAGAAAAAGGCGAAGGACGGGTCTCTCGAGCAACGAGCCCAAAATAGCATGTTGGCCACGTCCTCCTCATTTATCCCATCTGAATCCGGGTACAGCTCGTTGAACCTTATCGTGTAGTCCTTTATGGAACCAGCTTTCAGAACATCCTGATACAGATCGTTCTTGAAAACCTCCTCGGTAAGCCACTGTACCCTTATGGGGTAATCATCTATGACAACCCTATGGCTATGCCCCTCCATTCCACGCCCCGTGAATTGGTCGTGCGTGCCGAATATATTTTTCAGCCTCTTGTTATTCTCGGCCAATATAGACTCAACCTCTTCCGTGAACGCTAATTTTCTGTATGACTCCATAGATGATATAGGCTATTAGGAATGACAGCAAGTGTATCCTCCAGTTGAATAAGGGGATAAACGCCATGACGATATTGCTCAATATTATTCTCCAAAGGCTTAGTTTATAGGCGTGATATCTGCGGGCGTAACATCCCATGATAAATCCGGACATGCCGCATGTAGGAACCGGCAATGAGGCTAGTGGTACGAACGAGGCCAAGACGCAAGACACGTAACCGATCAGGCATGTTTTCACACGAGGCTTAAACTGGAATAAGGCGATAAGATTTAATGATAAATGAAAGATGTTTGCGTGGGTGAACGTGTAAAGGAAATGGTCGTATGGTATGGAATTGGTATCGAAATAGAAATGTTTACCTGCGAGTTGGAGTATGACGCTTGTCAAGGCGATTATTAATGAAGGAATCAGTCTTTTTAGCTTACCTTCCATTTTTCCTTTCCCGGTTGATGCGTTGTATTATCGCCAACGCCCGTGAATAGGATATGTAAAAACAGGGGGCCGTTTGATAGACCGCGAAAGAGGTGATGAAATAAACGGAGCTTCCCTTGAATTCTCTCTTTTTCTCCAGCTCTTTGTAAATCTCATAAATGTCATCGATCATCTTGTTCCTGATCGATCGACCCTTTTCCTTGGTCTTCCCTTTCCTGATCAGCAGGATTCCCCTATACGCTTGAAGGGTGGAGATCCAGAACCTAGAGGCATGTGAGGATATAGCCCTCATTACCGCCTCTCGGTGGGATTTCACTTCCCTCATCTTCAAAGCACGTCTATAAGCTTCGTAAAGCTCCATGTCCCGCTCTGGGATGAAATCTACGCCATTAACCATAAAGAACGCTTGTTTTGGTGAACATCACAAAGATAAAAAATAGATTCACATGTTTGATTATTCTTAGGGTTCATGGGTTAAATAAAATAATCAAAATAACAAAACGGATATACCTTATTATTTTCCTTTGCCTAAAACAAAATCGATTAAGGTATGGCAGATATATCTAACAAAGAGAGATTCAGACAGAGATACGCCAAACGGAATCCGGATCTTAACATGGATGACGAGGAGGCTTACTACGGCTCGGTCAACCAGTTCATGGACGAGTATGAGGGTTATGAGGGAAACTCTAAGAAAATGCGGGAGAACCTATCGAAGAGTCCAGCTTTCGCCGAGTTGATGGTAGCCGCTAGGGATCAGGATGATTTCGATCCCGTGGTGTGGATGGTACAGAATAAGGGGCTTGACTTAAAAGCCTTGGCCGATGATCCTGATTATTCGCAAAAGCTGGCCGACGCTCATAACGCTTACTTGGAGAAACTGGCGAAACAGGACGAGATCGAGAAACAAATGTCGGAGAATATGCCGGCTAGCGTGGAAGGGATAAGGGCGAAAGCCTCGGAGATGGGCCTTTCCGATGATCAAGCGGAGGAGGTTATAGGCAAGATGTATCAAGTCATGGATGATTTGATCGTCGGTAAATTGGACCCGTCTATTTTCGAGATGATGGCCAAGGGCATGAATTATAACCAAGACGTGGAGGCCGCGCGGGAGGAAGGCGTTGCGGAAGGGATCAACAAGAAAGTTACCGACAAGTTAAAGGATCTTAGCGGTAAGCAGGAAAGGCCGAGAGGAAGACAAGGAGCACGGCAGGAGAAGCCGGTTACGCAAGACGTGAACAATCCTTTTTTATAATAAGAATAAGAATAATAACAATTAATACTTTTGCGATGAATAAATTATTTAAAGACAAGATGTTTTGGGTCAAGGCTTTGTTCTTTGTCTTGGCGGTATTGACCGGTGGAGCGGCTATGGCCGTGGAGATCGGGGAGAATGGAAGTGATACGGATCCCAATGATGGCAAGCCGTTGGAGAACGCGACCCCGGACGCAGCAGGTAAGGGTATTGATCAGCAGGGGCAGGGGGCTACCGGATCTGCGGTCACTGACGCTGATCTGGCCGAGAACAAGGTAGAGGATTACGTCAGTAAATTTCAAGCGTACAAATATCCCATGCACACGGATTTCCTCAAGCTCGCCAAGCAAGTCCATGTCAACACGAAGGAACCGGAGCATTACAATATTGGCGAGGCTATAATGGATTGCGTTACCAAGGCGGCGGTGACCAACACTGAAAAGGACGCTGAGGTAAAGCTAAGCTTGTATAAGAATGACGAGAAGTTATTTGCCGAGTGCAACACTGTCTTGGTAGACGGCGTAACCGGATATGATGAGAACGGAAATTCTGACGGTAGCCCGTTAGTCCTCTATGTCATATCCGCGGATAAGGCTAACGGTATTATGGTTTCCGCTCTTAATGGCCCGTTGGATGAAGGAAAAAACATGTATGTGCCGGATTTGAAAGCGGGTACCGGATTGCACATCATGGCACCGGCCATGAGTGAGAGTGAGGTGGAGATCGCCCCGGATTCCGCTTATCCCAAGAAAGAGATCGCCTACTTGCAGAAGAAGGTATGTCCGATCACGTGGACGGAATTCTTCGAGCGTATCAATAAGAAGGCTAAGTGGAACGTGCAAGACTTGAAGGATTGGACTTTGTCTAATTTCCGCAAGAAATGTACACGCACGATGTTGATCGGTGTAGGTACGAAGTTCGTGAAGTATGGCTCCAAGAAAACAGGTACCGAATACGTGTATGCCCAGAAAGGCGTGTTGAGACAATTACGGCTGGGTTACCAGATCGGTTCGACATTGGAGTTCGCCGATCTTATCGGTATCACCCGTATGCTTTTCGGAAAGTACTCGAACACGAACGAGATGGACGTGTATTGCGGTACCAAGTTCATCGAGAAGTTGCTGAACATCGACTTTACGAAACATAAGGATATCTCATTCGTCAAGAAACAGAATATCGGTATTGATATCTCCTCTTTCGAGACCACTTTCGGAAAGTTGAACTTCAAGGTCGAGCACGCCCTTGACGATCTTGGATATGAGGAATGCGCCGTCGCTTTCCCGATGTCCGAGGCCAAGCGTTATTACTACCAGAAAGGAAAGACTCTTACCGTGGATCATTCCAAGGGAGAAGGCGGTGAGGTACGGGAGGCCAAATCCCAATATTATATTCAGGATGACTGCTTGATGCTTACGGGTTATAACTCGATGCTGATCGGTCCGGACGTGACAGTGAGCGGATATAAGCTGTCTATGCTTGACACAGTAGTTTCCAGCGTGGCTTCCCTGAGTTCCGTATCTACACCGAAAAAGGACGATGTGGTTTACTTGACCGTAGCGGACGATACGCACGCCGTCGGATTGTATGTATATGACGGTACCGCATGGAAACCATACAAGGGAGAGATTAACGTGTAAACTGTAATATTGTCAAACAAGACCCACCGGAGCAAACGCACGGTGGGTCTAATAAAATCAATCGAATGATCACGAAAACATATGAGTTGGTAGGCAAGGATAATTGCATGCTCCGTACTATATACTGCGGCACAAGGGTCAGCATGGAGTTCAAGGGCGGTAATTTCATCAATGGCAAGAACGCCTTACTACGGACTAGCAACCCTTTCGTACAAGACGCTATCGAGAATGATTGCCGATTTGGTACGTCTATCCGGCTCGTCTCTACGTTAAAAGACGATGATGTGTCTGGTGTCTCGGTCATGAGGAACTCGAGAGGCCGGGAAAAACAAGTGAAAGAGGTCAAGACCGTAAAGAACGTGAATGATGCTATTGACTATTTCGCCAAGATGGGCTATAAAGTGGAGAACGATGATATGCTCGAGGAGTTAAAGGATAAATTAAGTGTCTCGTTCCCGAACATGAAATGATATGGATATTAGCGTGAGCGACATAGTGAGTGAGGTCAAGATCTGCATAGACGAGATCGGGCTTAATGACGCTGAGTTCCTAGGAACGCAGGATAACGAGGAAATGGACACGATTATCAAGTCCAAGATATCGGAGGCGTTGCGCTTCGTGAACGGTAACGCAGACTGGGGCCTGTTGGAACCAAACAAGATAATAACGGACGGAACCATAGAGGAAGATCTTGTCGCTCATGTAAGCTTGCCGGAGAACTACTCTCGGATTTGTTACGCTAGGCTATCATCATGGCCTTTATTTATTTCAGATCCTATCTATTGGAACGATAAGGAATACGCCACGCTGTCGGATCCATACGCAACGGGGACATGGGAAAGACCTAAACTGGCGTTGACCATGAGGCCGGGTAAGACATTGGAGCTATATAAGGCGAAGGATAAATCCGATACGTTCGAGATCGGGATCATAACGGACGAGGATATAACGGATAGCTTGGAGGTAAGCCCCAAGCTGAAAAAGGCGCTGATCTATTATATATCCGGCCTCACGTTGCTTACTTACAGGGATCAGCATGCGGACAGTATGTTTAATCAAGCGTTGGTTCTTATGGGTGTCAATCCATCCGGGGCCAACTCCAATCAATAACAAGACTATAGAATCATGGTATACATATTCAAGGACAGGTTAATTCGGGTAGAGTGGACTATTTACAAGGGGATAAGCCCGGTGAAAGAGGATTTCTCCCGATCTAATGTAAAGGTTTTTCTATTAGGCAACCGGGAGAAATATCTACTTCAAGCGAGAGCGGACAAAGGTACGCTTTATGTAGACATTCCTTCAGAGTTGGAAGAAGGAACTTACTCTATCGAGGCGATATGGGTCAAGAATATGGATCATGTCTTTGATACACGAAGCGTATGCCGCTCCAAGAAAGAGGATCTTTTCTCTATTACCGAATTTGAGGACGAGGCTACGAATATCGGAGAAGGTGTCGTCGTGCTGAAAGTAAAGACCTCTACCGCCACTTATGGCTATGATGGTTTGTCCTCATACGAGCTGGCCGTATTACGTGGGGATTGGAACGGTACGGAAGGAGAGTGGCTGAAGCATGAGCGTTACGTAAGCGTACTCAATTCCCGTGGTGATAGCGAGGTTGATACCATGAGCCAAAAGGCCATTACCGATGAGTTGGAGGCACAAGACAATGCCATAGAGGATATTAGAGAAGATACGGAAAAACTTGATAATCGTGTAGAGAAAGCGGAGGACAAGGTTAATAATATGGGGGATGTCGTTGATGAGATCAAGAGCCATGCCCCGGTATCAGCCCGTCCCGCCGGTTTCAAGCCGGACATCGACCTTACCCCGGAGATCACGGTAGACCGTGCTTGGAGAGACCATGAGGGCAACGTTATCCGTGATACGTATATCACCCGGAGGGGATTGAGGAACGAGATAATCGACATCACCAACCAACAGGTAACGGACTTGAAGCCCGGTTCCGTCGATCCGGACGATCTTTCCGAGGCTACGAAGCAATTGATAGGAAACAAGAGCATTACCAATCTTCCGGACGAGGAGGATATAACCGTTTCGGAAAACCAGACCTTGAAACTGAAAGATAAGGAATACGCACCGAAGGATTACTCCGGAATGGGACGGGTGTACCTCCGGAAGCATTACGTGAACGGCGTGAACACGCTCACGCAGCACATGATGAGAAAGCCTAATACCATTTACATCATCCAGTACGACTACTGCCTAGCCGGTCAGACGATTGAGGTGCCGGACAATTGCGTGCTGGATTTCCAAGGGGGGAGTTTGAGGAATGGTACTATACGCTTTTACAATACGATTTTAATTGCAAATACAGAGGTATTCAATAATATAACCCTTAAGGGCAACTTGCTTAATGATACTTGTACTACAGCATGGTTTAAATTAGACAGAACTGGATCTACTGATATATCTTCACAAATAAGAGGTTTATTCAGTGTTGCGTCAAATAGAGTTGAATTTACAGAGGGAACGTATCTCTTCTCAGAGGTGGATGTAAACTTTCCGGCTGCAATAAAAGGATTGGGGAGTGTAACTATTAAGCCTGTAGTTAAGTATCCTAATGTAGCATCAGCCTTGAAGAGAGTATTTACCGTAACTAATCAAAGTTACTTCAAGTTGGATAATATCTCATTTATAGGAGATACTCAATTTATATACAACAATGCTTATATAGGTGATGGTCTTATTCTATGCGATAAGGTTAAGGATGTAAGAATTACTAATTGTGTATTTGGTGATACTGTTTCAGGTTATCCAAACCCCGGACCTACTCCTACTACAACTATAGGGCAGTTAATTACTGGGCAAGATTGTAATTACTTTGAAATCTCTCATTCCGAGTTCTACAATAATGAGGCTTTTGAATGGATTAATATCACAATGCCCACTCTTAAAAGAGTGGATTTGAATGTGGTCTTCAGTGATAACTATGTACATGATTATAATAGAGGAGCAACTCCTTTACTGGCTGTATGTAATAAACTTGAGATAAATAGAAACTTGTTTGAAAGATGTTACTATACAGGTTCATTACTTAATGCTCATGGTCTATACACAGAGTTCAAAGGCAATATCATTAGAGAAAGTAGAATGAGTTCTATACTTGACACATCAGAATGGGGTCAATATAGAAGTGAATCTGTTACTGCTGAAAATAATGATGTTGAGTGTTTGAATGCTGCTTTAGTAGCTACTCTTGCTACTAATATTACTATTAGGAATAATAGATGCAAGTGTTTTAATGCGCTTATAGCTCTTGGATCATCTGGAAATTATACAGATAAGGATACTAACACAGTCAATTCACCAGCATGTGAAACTATAATTATTGAAGGTAATGACTTTGACTTTTCCCATTATAATGCAAAATATAACTTACCTTCACCAGCTTATAGAGCAGGTGTATGTATATACCCTGTATATGTGATGGGTACTAATCTAAGTATCAGAAGTAATAAATTCAAATTTGTACAGGATGATGCTGTGGATAGAAGATACTTCTTGATACAGAATATGTATAATGTAGATTTTACTGACAATCAGATTGATGGTATAGCTACAAGACCTGAGTTAGGATTCTATAAAGCATTGATACAATACACTTTGACTAAATCGCGACTTGTACCTATTAGTAATAGGGAGATAAGAAGATTAACTTATGAGAATAATAGCAATATAAATACTATTGGCGCTTTCTTTGTGTTTGATATAAGATCTGAAAACTTTGATTGGTTCAAAGTTGATTATATGAGTGTAGCTAATAATGTTATGAGAGGCGGGTACTTGAGTACCAGTAAATGTTACATCAAGACACTCAATTATATGGGTAATATTGGGGATTTGTATTTATATGGCAAAACAAATGCTGTTATCTATAAGATGACAGGAAAGACTGAGAATATTCAAGCTGACTATGTTGGTATAATGGAGAAGGGCCAATCTTATTATATAGATGATAAGATTGTAAAAGCTTTACGAGATTGTTCTTATTTTAATTATTTATTACCAGATAATATAGGTACCGCAATTAGAGTAGGGGATAAGGTAGCATGGTCATCAGGTAATGTATGGCAAGCATTAAATGATGTTATTCTTACAGATACGGATATTCCTTCTAATTCAGTTTCACTTCCTGCTGAATCTATTCTTGAGTTTAATGGTATTTATTGGATAAAAGTCAGTAGTAAAGAGCCTGTTCTTTTTTGTAATGAAACTGGTTCTACAAAAGAAAGACCGATACTTAACTCTTATTACAAAGGTTCTACTTATTACGACATAACTTTAAACAAGCCTATTTGGTGGACAGGCACGAACTGGGTCGATGCCACCGGAGCTACCGTATAACCATTAAAACATTATAATCATGAGACAATTCATATACAAAATCATCAGAAAGATATTTAAGCTTGTATTCAGTATCTACAAGCCGAAGGTAAGGACATTGTACAAAGGCCGTAAGAACATTGATCTTACGGAGAACGGCGACCAGCGCATAAGGGTAGGAAAGCCTTTCTATCTGGGCGGGAACACCTACAAGTTAGATCAACGGGATAATACGAGCGTCTTCAAGCTGGCCCTTTACAAGAAGGAAGGCGAGGATTGGTCAAAGGCTAACGACCTTGATTTGATCTTGAGACTTAACGCCGGCTACAACATATTTTACGTATAACGAACTAAAGCACGATACATCATGGAAGAGCGAAAAGATATTTGCGAGGGTTACGAGAGGGATAGCGTACAGCAGCTAGACAAGCTGGCCAAGGATAAGAACGAGCGTTTCCCGATCTATCCGTTGACATACATTCAGGCCGTATATGACGCTAGGACGAAAGAGAGGCTTGATTCCATATTGTGGAAATGTAACAACGTGTATTTGCCTTGGATGGGATCGGCTGGGGATACCCGCATACAATTGCCTTTCTGGATGAGAAGGAAGGGTATCATAATCACTTACAAGAACCTTGACGAGGAGACGATAACCGAGAAGCTCACCTATGATCTTTGTATCGCCGATGATTTCTTCCGTCTTGACTCCTCTTGGACTAGGATAACGGACGCCCTTCCGGTCGGGGGTAACATAACCATAGGCTCTAACGGAAATTGGTTTCAAGATGGCGTTGATACCGGCTTCAAGGCACAGGGACCTAAAGGGGACAACGGACAAGTTCCACACCTTCGCTTGGCTGGTGGATACGTAAAATATAGCTACGATGAAGAGATATGGTATGATCTTTTTCCGCTCATTGACATAACGCCAAGCGTAAAGGTGGGGGAGGTAAAGACGTTACCCGCAGGTAGCAAGGCTTCGGTAACGAACGTTAGCGGGGATAAGGACGCTATTTTCGACTTTGGAATCCCTATGGGAAATACTGGGGCCAAGGGAGAGAAGGGGGATGGGTATGATTTGTTGGGATTCAGGGATACGGCGGATACTTTGCCTTCCACCGCTAATATCGGTGACGCTTACGCTGTAGGAACTTCCTCCCCATATCATCTTTACGTATGGAAGGACAATGTTAGTAAGTTCGTTGATATAGGCTCACTTAACGAGATAAAGGCCTCTATCTTTGACGGGGGTAGGGCTGATAGTAATTATGGTGGGACAAGAACCATCGATTGCGGTGGGGCTGACGCTTATTTGGTGTAACTCATAAATTATTTACCTATGGAAAGAATTCAGTTAAGAAGAGATACGTCGACAAGATGGAGAGAGGTGAACCCTATTCTCATGGAAGGTGAGGTCGGATTTGAGACGGATACCAGATTGAGAAAGATCGGTGATGGCGTGAACCGTTGGAATGACCTTGAGTATTTGAAGGCAGAAGGTATCGTACAAGAAATTGGGGATAGCGAGGATGTATCCATTAGCCAGAAAACGCTTTCTAATGAAACATTTTTGAATCGTGTGAACTTAAAAAGCTCAAATGATTTAGACTTGTGTACTCAAATTGGAATTTATACATGGGTGAATGATGAGGTTCCTCTAAATTCCCCGGTACAAGGCTTAGGTTTAATGAACGTATTTCCCTATTTCCTAGATAAAGATGTCTTAAAACAACGAATTGTCCAGCAAGTCTTCGATTACTATGGGAGAATGTATGTCAGATATAAAAGTAGTGGAGAATGGGGCGATTGGAACAGGCCTGCGGAAAAATCCATGTTGGATAACACCGTAGACAATACTTTCACTTACAGAAGAATTTTAAGTTCGGATAATAATTTAGATGAGATCTCTCATATCGGGATATACTCGTGGATATCGGGCTCGGTTCCTCAAAACGCACCAGTTAGTTACGGAGGCGTACTTCTATTATTCCCTTATTTCCGGACGGAGTATACCGAGTTAAGCCGTACCGTGCAAATAGTCATAGCCTCAAGCGGGAAGATGTTCTCCCGATATCGTACCACATCGGGTTGGGGTTCTTGGGTCTCTGGAGGATCGGGAGGATCTGGAGAGACTTATGAGGATCGATTGATGAGGGCGTTTTTAGATAAAACTTTCACGACGTGGCAACCCGAAGGTAATATACCTCGTAATTCACAAGAATTGTCATATTACAGTGGGGCTATAAGTGGCCTTCCTTATAGTTCCGTGTTTAATTTTGGTAACGACATTTACTATAACCGTGGTCTCTCCTCCTTTTTTTCGGCGGTAAAGAATAAGGGAAGTGTTTTATATAGTAAAGGTTACGGACAGGACACTAGAAGAGGCTCTTATTATGGTACCGTTTGCTCTACTTTTGGATCTTATATATCTGGTCAAAAGATATATTATACCACGACGGAGATTCCGGAGGTTGCCGAGGAGATCACCTATGTTGATATCGAGCAAATAAACATAGGTGATATTTTGTGGACTTCCGGGCATTGTAAGGTTGTTTCCTCTGTCAATGTGGATGAGGATGGCATCTATAATATCGTCGTTACGGAGCAAGGAGGATATAATATGATGGAAACGGTTTACGATAAAGATGGGTTTGAGAAAATCCTTAAAGGGATAGATCCTCATGATAAGAGGGTCTTTAAATTATACCGCTTCCAAAATCAAAGGATACCGGTTTTGCCTAAAATAGAATATAGCGAGAATGTCATTTCTGAATATGGGGATAGGACCTATTTTGAGCAAGGGCAAGATGTCTTTATAGCGGTCAAAGACGGGGAGCATATTAATATTTCTGATGGAAGCAATACGAATAGATACCTTTTATCGGGAATGTCCTCTAAAATCGTGAACGGGATCGAGCTATATAACGTGCGACCATATCTATCAGGGACGGCAGAGTATGATTTGTATACCGATAATGATGATCTTCACGCTAAACTATCTGTGATAGACATGGGTGATGTTATCTTGGATGATATTACAGTGAGGTTGACAGGATACAGCGACAATGTAAAACCTAGCTGGTATAACGTAATATACCTAATAGAAGCGGAGGAAGGAGAGTATCCGTATTTTCCGGCCCCAGAAGGATACATGGGGCATAATGCCGTGATGTGCAAGGATTTCATAAAAGACAATACTTTTAACGTAATCATGAGGGATGTGAAGGATTATGCCTCTGGATATTACGTCAGATGTTATTATGACACGAAATTCGGATTGGCTTATAAGGACAGTAATATCATTATGATAAAATAATTTAAGGAATATGGACAGAGTATTACAAAGAAGAGATACGGCATCGAACTGGGCTAAGTTTAACCCTGTTCTTTCGGAAGGGGAGATAGGAATCGTCATCGACGGAGGTAAAGGTTATAAGATAGGTGATGGTGTCACACATTGGAATGATCTGGAATACCCCTCTAATCCAACCAGTGTTGTTGGCACGATCGGAGATAGCGAGGTTGCCGTGATTAACCAGAAAGGCGTATCCTCTTTGGTCGGCCTAGACACGTACCCAGTCTTCTCCGATACCAAGCCCTACGTAAAAGGCGAGATCGTTAATTACGGCGGTCTCTTGTATGAGTTCACGGCTGATCATGAGGCGGGGGCGTGGATTGGCACGGACGCAAGGGAGACTAGCTTGAGGGGGGAGGTGACAAAATTAGCGGAATCAACTGCGGATATTGGAATGTTGAACTGTGATAATATGCTCAAGAGGGATGAGTTCACCCATGCCACTGTTATATCCAATGGGGTAACCTTCCAATATCTGGGTCAGGGCAGATACCATGTGTACGGAACCGCCACTGAGGATGTATCGAATACTATTTATCTTGACCGGAATAAATTGCCTGATAGTATCGTTCCCGGTAAGACCTATCAGTTGATATACTCAGCCAAGAATGCTCTCTTCATCGTATGGATCTATGCCGGCGGTGAGTTTAAAACCGGTGGTATGGTAAATGAGAACTATACCTTCACCCCTCCTAAAGATGCAGACGGCCTTATATTGGCTATAAGGGTACTTAGCGGGACAACCGTCGACGAGGTCGTCCATCCCGTCCTGATCGATACTTACACGAGCGATCAAGTGAAAGGTAAACTGGATAATATCAATAATATGGGAACCGTCTCAGGCGTAGGCAATCCCTTGGTATTGGAGGGTACATCGACCCTTCCTTTCGAGGATCTGTCCATCTCCGGATTGTCAGCGGATACGTTGGTCACTTTTTGTGGCAAGAATATCTTCATGATTACCAGCGATATGGTAAAAAGGATCAACAATGGTAACACCTATACGTTTACCGCCAATACGATAAGGGTGGTATCAGAAGGATCTACCGGTAATAGCGTATCCTCGGGCGAGAACTTTCCGGAGAAATACTGGAATCTAAATGGAAAGACATGGAATCATAACTTCAAGTTCAAGTTCGCCAATGATACATGGGTTACGGTATCAGGGAATTGCAGCGTCCCGCAGACCTATGACTTTAAGGCCCAGTTGCAGGTAGGGGATGGTGTAAACTCCAATTTATTAGTGGATGAGAACGGCTTGACCTTTGAGGCGAAGGCGGGTGTAGAGTACGGTATAAGACTATTCGTGGCCGAGGGATTCGTGGGTGATGTCACTTTCTATCCGCAGATAGAGATCGGCACCCATAAGACGGCCTATGAGCCTATCAATGGAGGTCGGTATATTACCAGCGATTATACCGACATAGCGGAAACCTTTAAGAAGAGAGGGAGCAAATTGGGTAGGACTACTATGTACACGGATAATAACGCCGTGATAACGGCTATGGCGAATAAAATGGACAATCCAGAGCAAACGTCGTATAATGGCAATGCTTCCTATAAGCTAAACGAGCTATGCGCCGATAAATCGGCTTTTTCTAAACCAAGAAAACCCATGATATCCTTTGTCGATGATGACACGTCCAGTATAGCGCTTGTTGAGAGATACAGGAATTTGTTCGTGTCTAAAGGTGTTGTCGGGAACTATGCGGTCATGACTAAGAACCTCAATGAGCAAGAAGGATTGGCCGACCTGCTGTTACTGTATGAGCAAGAGGGATTTGGTTGTCTTTATCATTGCTATTACCAAAGAGGTGATGAGACGAGATATTGGGAATCCGGGAACCCGATGTATGACGAGAGTTTGATAAAGGAGAATTTCATCAGGGGATTGAGAGACATGGAAAGATACGGTTTCTTGAATTATAAGCATTGGATTACCCCTTATGGAGTCAATGATGATTTTATAAGGAACCTAGCCAAGAGGCATGGGATGGAAAGCCTCATGACGATGAGCGGGGCTACGTCAAATAACAGTTTCATAAGCATCGCGGGTAATTGTGACAGGTATAACATCCCTCGAATAAGCGTGTCAAGTCAATCAAATCAAGACCGAACCAAGAGATTGATAGATGGATGTGTTGCCGATAATGGATGGGTTGTCATAGTCACCCATGCTAATACTTGGGGCAGTGGCACGGACGTAGATGAGAAAGTGTCAGATATTATCCAATACGCCTTGGATTCGGGGATGGAGGTCAAGGCGTTTCCGGAGGCGTTTGAGACATATCGGGCATCATTCTATTTCAACGAGTTATTTTGATAGATACAACCTTATGTACCGTTACCTCTCCTACATATCCGACCTCGCCAACTGGTTAAAGTCCATCGCCATAGCCGCCGTTGTCACGGCGATGGACTTCGTGTCGCCGATCGAGAACTTCTTGGTGGTGATCCTGTCGCTGGCCTTCATCGATACGTTCTGGGGATTGGCTGCGGATCACGGGGATTTCCGGAAGAGCAAGTTCATCCGTAGCTGGGTCTACATGCTAGTCTATTTCTTGATCATAATCATCTCGTTCTGGATAGGCGTGATGATGGATATATCGGAGGATAACGCCAAGGCTTTAGTTTCTTGGATCACGTGGGCGATGATATGGTTTTACGGAACCAATGTCTTAAAGAACATGGGCAAGGTATTTCCGGATAACAAGGTGATAGCCTTCTTGTATTGGGTTGCCGCCGTTAAGTTTATTAGCAAGGTCAACTTCTTGGATGAGTATAACAAGACAAAGAATAAAAAAGGCTCCCCTGATCCAAAAGGATAGGGGAGCTGGATGTAAAAACGCCTCTGTCACGCCTGTCACAGGTTATGATAGAGGAACAAGGTTAACAAAGCGTCACAAATATAGCAATAAAATCAAATAACAATGGCAGAGAAAAAATTACCTAGAGGGTTGCGAAACTGCAATCCCGGGAACATCCGGATCAACGGAGACTTGTTCCAAGGCGAGATACGCCCGAGCAAGGACAAATCTTTTAAGCAGTTCGAGACGATGGCGTATGGCTACCGTGCCATATTCCGGATCTTGCGTAACTATTATAACAACTATAAGTTGGAAACGATCTGCAAGATGATCGGTCGCTGGGCACCGGAAAACGAGAACGATACGGATTCTTACATTAAGGCCGTATCCGATTACGCCGGTATCCCGGCTGATGATCCTATCAACATCAACGATCGTGAGCAGATGATCCGGATCGTGGCCGGGATGAGCAAGGTTGAGAATGGGAGAGAGGCTGAAATGTCGGACGTTATCGCAGGATGGAATCTACTTTAAAAATATAAGACCTAACGCTGTAAAGGTAAGCGTAAAATAAGATGAAAAAATATATTGGAACAAAACAGATTGAAGCAGAACCTATGACAATGGGCGAAGCTTTTGAGAAAGGATTGCTTAAAGCGGGAAGAGTACCTAACGAAAGCGAGAAGTCAAATGCTGGATATCATGTGAAGTATCAAGACGGTTACGAGTCATGGAGTCCAGCAGAGCCATTCGAGAAGGCTTATAAGATCTGTGATACGTTTATGAATCGTCTCCAAATAGAATTGTCCGAATTATCCGATAAACAAGAAAAGCTAGGTAAGTTTTTTGGTACGGATATGTTCAAAGGATTGTCAACGCAAAAGCAAGTATTGCTACGTGCACAATTCGGAGCGATGGAAGCTTATAGGCAAATCCTTATTGAGCGCATCCGTATTGAGGGAATCGCAAAATGAAACCGTGGCAAGCAATATTAATACTAGTGTGCTTGGTAGCCAGTTTCACGGCTGGCTACCATATCCGGGGGGATGTGACTGATAAAGTCGTGTCTAAATCCGATACCGTATTAATAACCGACACGATCCATGACAGTATCCCGTATCCTGTTTACGAGACATTGGTGCAGACGATACCGGAGCCGTTCCCTATTTATATCACGTTGGACGGTGACACGGTAAAGGAACCTGTATATGTTCCGGTACCCATAACCAGCAAGGAGTACAAGACGGATGATTACCGGCTTTCAATTTCGGGTTACAAGCCTAATCTTGATTACATCGAGGTTTATAGAAGGACTGAGTATATAACCAAGACGATCTCTCCCCATAGATGGGGAATAGGCGCAATAGCCGGTTATGGGATCGGAAAGCATGGACTATCACCTTATGTAGGTATAGGAGGATTCTACAGAATTTGGTAATGAGTAATACCCATAGGGGCGGGTATTGAATAAAGCCCCTATTCCTTCTTCTGATTCGACCCGGACGAAGGAAAGACATAGACAACGCCATGTATGTTATTCGGGGAGAACTAGTATTGCCTAACACTCCTGTTATCAGTGGATACGGAAGCTCTTGCGGATGTAGACAAACTGATTAAATATAGAATTATTTTATCTGTTTGATTTACTTAAAACTCCTTGTGTCATTGGATACTTTTATGTATCTTTACACAAGAACAATAAAAAATATTCAATTATGGCACAAGGAGTTGTTTATATGTTTACTAACAAGTTAAATGGAAAAATGTATATAGGTCAAACAATACATGAAGATTTAAGGATAAAGCATCATTTATATGCCGCTTCTCATCCTAATACTAAAAACGAAGGTCAACCTTTTGTGCAGGCTTTACGAAAGTATGGAATTGATTCGTTTGACTACACACGCCTTTTTGTTACCGATGATATTGATGACAAAAATGAATTACGTCGCATTTTAGAGGAAAAAGAGCAATATTATATAAAAGAATATGACTCTGTAAATAAGGGTTATAATATGACTGAAGGAGGGGGGGGCATGAAAGGGTTTATGCTTCCACCGAGCGCAATAGATAGAATAAGGAAAGCTAATACCGGGCGCAAGTTAAGAGAAGAACACAGGATCGCTAACATAAAACGATTTGCGGAGATAAGAAAAGATCCAGAATATATAAGAATGATGTCTGAAAGGATGTCGGGAGAGGGGAACCCTATGTATGGAGTTCGTCTGTTCGGAGATCGCAATCATAATTTTGGAAAATCTCTATCCGAGGATACCAAAAGAAAAATTTCAGAGACGAAGAAAGGTAAGCCCGGACATAAACATACTAATGATACGAAAAAATTATTGAGCGGACTGTTTAAAGGAGTACCTAAAAGCGATGAAACAAAGAAAAAGATAAGCGCATCTTTAAAAGGTAAAGAATCACCGATGAGAAGAAAGCCTGTCGTTCAATATACGAAAGATGGTGTTTTCGTGAAGGAATGGGAGAGCATAAAAGAGGCAGAGTTAACTCTTGGTATAATTCATGTATCAGAATCGGCTAATGGGAAAAGAAATTATGCAGGAGGATATATATGGAGGTATAAATCTGAGTGCGACAAAGATATACCCCCTTTAGTAAGACCATTAAACGTTAGACGAATAGCACAGGTTGATGAAAAAGGGACGATTATAAAGGAATTTAACTCCATAAGGGAGGCTTCTAAAGAATTGAATCTAAAATATTCTGGGATATCAAATGTACTTAATGGATCTCAAAATAAAACAGGAAATAATTATAGGTTTATTTATATAGACCACTAACAAAAGATATTATGGCATTAAATAACGTATTCATAGGAGGTGACCCGTTACTGGGGTCTAACGGGACATGAGCGATGAGATGGAGGCTAGGATCAGGTACCTGATGAGCATAGAAGGGAAAAGAAAGTGACATTACACTTTATCTCTATGCTGACATCAGGGCTTGTCGTGCCTTATTGAGCGTATCTTGATCAACCTGTCCGTTGATCGCGTTCATTTGATCCGATGGGATACCTTGGATATTTCCACCTTGTTCAACCGCTTGTTTGTTGGATTGAATGGACTGAAGTATCTGGTCTGATCCGGGGTAATATGATAGTGATAACATTTGCTCCGCGGAAATGGCTCCGGCCATCCATAATTCCTTCACCAAGTCGTTTAACATCATTCTCGCTACCGGAGATTCAGCGGATTCCTTGATGTTGACCTTGAAATCTATATCTTGGACTGTCTTCGGGTCATACTCATTATAAGTGGCATAACCTGCGGATCTCTCCATCGATATATTCCTTGGGGATTGATAATATTGATGGATCGTTTTCATCTTTTTACGAGCGATCTCGGCCTCGAACGTGGAGAACTTGGTTAGTAACGTAGCGATAGATGTAGTGGAGTTCTGTGTTTCCATGGCATATCTGCTTGCCGCTGTTGATCCCGACGGGGTTTTCCCTTGCAAGGCTTCCGACACGGACGTTATATCGTTTATGAAACTCAATTGTAATTGCAATAGCTCCGTGGTACCGATATTGGTAGAGTTCGATGTTATGACTTCCGGTTTGTTCCCGCTCTTGGACGGCTCGTAAAAAATAAATGATCCGATCTCAACGAATTGCTCGGCGAACTCACGATTGGACATCCCGTCCGGAACGGAGTCTTTAGGGATCATCTTTACTCCCTTTACCGCTGATTGGATAGCCAAGTCGTTAAGCATGATCAGCCGGTTGATGTATCGTTGCTGATCTATGATAACGGAAATAAAAGGAACTGTCCGTCCATTCACCAAATAGTGTAGCTTGTAAATATAGGGGTGAGACTTATATTCATAAGGCGTGTCATACTCGGTAAGTACACGTCCGTCCGGTGATAGCATTTGGAAATGCCAATATTGATCTATTATATAGGTGTATTCTATCAATGGGATCTCCTCCGGAGGTAATCCCTGTGACATTCCCATACGCATACGATCCTCGTTCTCTCTCTTGATGACAGGAAGATCGCTAAGCTCTATCCTGTATATAGGATCATCGGTGTCCATGATATCCACGCAACGGTATCTAGGCTTGTTCTCCAATGTCCAAACATGGTAGGTCCGGCACAGGTCGGCGGCGGGAGGCGTGTCGAAAGACTCGTCCATGAAACGATCCGTCTGCTGGGTTCCCAGATTTTCCATACGATTGAGCCAAGATGAGTAAATCTCCTCCAATTGCCTGTAATCATACTCGGACTCCGCTAATACCGAGGCCAGCTCGCCTAATGTATAGTCACGGATCTCCCCGATCAAGGAATCATCCCAGTGCCTTGGATCATTGGCTTTCGACTCATAGAAGAAATAGGAAGGGTTGACCACGTAGGTGTAGCTGTCCTCTATATCGTCATGGCTAGACCATTCTTCCGTTACCACGGCGCATCCACCGCAAATAAACTCTATCATCTCAGAGGTGAGGACATCTTTCATAAGGTTATTTTCCCAGTTGGTCTGTAAAGCGTCCGTCATCATCTGTGACTTGGTATCCGCGTCTTTCTGCCGGGCGAAACATACGGGAAGGGTAGCGGTCTTTGCGTATAACCCCGCCAAAGTATTTACGATCTTGAAAAGATGATTGTTCTGCAAAGCGACCCCTCCCGTACGCCTCGCTATCCTATCGCGTTCCTTCACCCTTTCCCCGTCCTTGTCCACCACGATATCACCCCATTGGTCACCGAACACGTAACGGAAATTACGAAGACGGGTGGCCCTGAAATCGCTAAGGTTTTCCCAAGCGTTTTGGCACCTAGACAGTAAAGGTATGTTGGTCTTGTCCGTGCCTGATATCTTGATGCGGTGTTTGACGCTGTCAACCGTCGTGGGGCGTCGGGAAAACCGTGATTTAGGAATAAGTCGTTTCATGATTGGTCTTTTTAATCGCAAATAAATCGAATAAAAGGACTTGGTTTTGTCAGAATAACCAAAATAACAAAATAATCATACCTAAAGCCCTATTTTTGCCAGAAAAGGATCACAAATGACATATGAGTTTGAATATATAAAGGCGATAGATAAATGCGAGATGCTATCCAGCTTCGAGGGACGTGATCTCGTCGGGGATAGCGGGGAAAGCCTATATCTAAAGATAAAGATAACGGCGCAGGACAGGCCTCTTATAAGGACATATCTGGAACAGGCGGCGAGGGTTCTTGAAGAAGGTATGGCCAAAATAATAACCTCTTCCACTTATTCGGAAGAAGGGTTCGTATGGGAGGTCAGGACGGAGGATACACGTTGGAACGTCAATAGGAAACTGGACGAGAACCTGTTGGACGCTCTGGTAGGTTATTCCATGATGAGTTGGCTTTCCGATCGGAAGCCTGATAGGATAGGGGTTTATAAATCTTTGTGGGAGGATATGTCCGTCATGTGCGTGAAGAACATATACAGGAAGAATCCCCCGCTATTAAAAAAAGCATGATATGGACATAAATCTAGGTTGGACATATTTAAAGCATGACATTGACCAGTGGACATGGAGGCTGGGAGATATGAGAAAGGAGGATCCCGGTAAAAGATTCTCCTCGCAGTCCGATGATAACGAGGCCGATGATACTTTTATAAGACGCAAGATAGAGGAGGCGGTGGCGACCTTAAAGGTTTCCTTGTCCGGTATCTTGGAGGATATACCCGGCGATTCGGATGATTCATTGGATACCGATGCCGTGAATTGGGTGTTGCGCATGAAGGATCGTCGTGGAGGATATGATGGCGAGTCGTTGGCGACCTTGGCCCATAAATATGTGGTGTGGTTCGTCCTTTGGAATTGGAGCCTGATTTACTTTGAGGAACTAGCCGGAAAGCTAGAGGAGGAGTTAAAGGGTATAGCGTCCATGATAGAGGAAACCGCCTATTCAAGGAAAGCCCCGCGAAAGTGCAAGAGGAAGCCGTTTAAGGATATCGATGATGTCATTGTTGATGATGTCATTATAGAAACAGGAGAAATATGAGAGACAGGAAAATCATACAGCCACGTGTCGATATGCGTGGATTTGAGTTAACGATAACGCTATTGAGGTGCGAGATTGAGTATGACGTGGATTTCGAGACATGGAAGGTTGGGGATGTATCGGGCCTTCCCGGAAAGGAAAGAGCTGGGCTGGAGACCTCGGAGGAAACGGCGAATTGGATGTTTCGTCAAGTGAATGACGCGTTGTCGGAGGCTACCGGCCATTTACGGGCGTTTTCCCCTTGGGTTCAGAGCCGTGCCGTAACGGACGAGGTGAAGGATGATAGGGAATGGATCATAAACTTGGTGATGGAAAGAGGATGGCGTGGGGACCCGAGGAGATTGGCTGTTTATATCCACCGTTTCGTGGTTGATAGCGTATTGTCTTTTTGGTATAGGATGGTAGATCCATCTAGGGCACAGATGTACGCCTCTCAAAAGGAGGAGGATCGAAGAAATATCATAAACGAGGCAAGGGAGACACAGGTTAAGGATGTTTATTTCAGATTATAGATCATGGGAAAAGGTTTTGAGAATGGTCACATGAAGATGGGAGGAAGGGAGAAGGGAACCCGGAATAAGAACACGGAGATAAAGAATTTTTTCCGTGATTTCGTAATCGACAATCAGGAAGAGTTCAAGAAAGCTTTCCTCAAGCTAAAGGATAAGGATAAATGCGCTGTTTATTTAAAAGCTAGTGAGTTCGTGGTACCAAAGGTATCCTCTATAAAGTTCGAGGACGCTAAAAACACTAATTCCGCTATTGAGTTGTTGAAGGTTGCGGCCAGTTACAAGCAAAAAAAATGACATATACCCCCGGCTAGGCCGAGGGGTACTTTAACGCATCCTCCAATCCCTTCTAGTCTCGAATCTTACTCTGGTTCCTGATAAAGTGTCTAAATCATACAGGTTTGAGAAATAAACGAACCGATAGTATTTAAAAGCCCTTTGCCTAAGAGATTTAAGCCGATACCAATTTTTCCTATCCGCACTTACGAATACGGCTATCTTGATTTTTGAGGACTCATCCTTTCGTAAACCCAACGTCCTAAGATCGACTAGTACCTTCAAAGAGAAAGGATCTCCTAACGTCAAGGCACGTGTGATCGCTATGCCTTTTCTGGTATCTTCCGAGACATATTTTTCCAGTGAGTACAAGGCGTTACCTATTTGCACTACCGAGCTTGGATAATCTTGCGCCATGGCCTTGACCTCTTCCCCTACGAAAGTGGAGAATTCCCCGGTGTCCAAAGAATATACATAATGCTTTCTAGTCCCTTTGGGATAAATATGCAATAGGGAATTCGTATAATCATAGGCAATCTTACAAGCTCGCAATGTCTCTACGAAAGTTTCCGTGTCCGGGATGAAAAGATCGCTAAAATCCGGGTTGACATTAAAGAATGTCTCATCAATATTTACTCCTTCCAACGATGACGATAAAAGGCTGATATCGGAGCCTTGCAATAATTTAAGGCCACGCTCGGTACTGAATACTATCGAGGAATCCAGTTGCGTGATACTATCCGGATTATTGCAAACATCCCTGCTTATAGGTTGGATGGAGGAATACAATCCCGCGTCCGATAATTGCAAGGCCCATATCCCATCGGAAGAGAAAGCGTATAAGGGAAACTGCCCGAATTGCCCTTGGGACAGCGCTTTCGTGGTGGATCGGATACCTACGATCTCACCGGTTCCCACCGTGTTTATTCCCGCCAACGGGAAATAAAACGGGTTATTGACCTCGGACGTATATATCTTGTTTGGCATATTGACCGACTTGTCCGTTGATATTGGTGTGCTATCGCTGCCCGGTTTAAATATGATCGGGGCGTATGAGTCGAAATAGTAAGCCCCGTTCAACGTGTTATGTGGAGAGAGGGTAACGATCGCTTGGTATCCGTCCGAATTCCGTGTTATCACCATCTTGTATGCGTTAGCGTTGGGGTAATATAGGTAATGCAAATTGATACCAAGGTTATATGAGGAGGATGTTTGAACGACGATATCCTTTTCTCCTTCTCTTATGAAAACCTTTATGCTCAACGTGCTGCTACCGTCGTTGTACGTTACCATGGACTCCGGAGGATAACCATCAAATAGTATCCTTTTTATATTAGCTATATTTAACCGCTGGTTATAAGTATAGGAATAATCAGGTATTAGCCAATCTAAATTCTGGTACCCGTCCGCGTCAACAAGTTGCTCTCGATTTTGCAACGATCCCAGCACATTATCCTCTAAAGTTAGAGAGCGTCTTTCACCCCCGTTATAACCGCACAAGTCCTCATACGCTATGCTTGCTACTTTGTAAAACAATGAATTATCCGGCACCTTATTATCCATGGCCTTTCCGGGTAAGACGAATTGATCGGTATAACCTGATCCCGGCTGGGCTATGGACAAGGCTTCCTCGAATGTATGCCTGTTGTAATATCCTCCACCAATAGAGTACACCCCGAAACCGTTATCGTCTGATATTTTTTGTGCCCCATTAATCTCCCCATAATAATCAAAGGTGTATATTGGCGGCGTTATGAATATATCAAGGCTTTTAACTATGTCCTTCCACCATTCCCTTTGATTCCCCATTCCGCTGACTTTGTAATTAATGGAGCATACCACTGAGGATATAATGAAGTTTACAATGATCTTTGCGCCAAAATCCTCTGTGTCCATGTCAATAGTAAACGGAACGTGAGGGGTTACTCCGGACGATGGTATCATCAGTATCGGGGCTGATTGCATATAATATGTTCCGTCATATAGTCTATAGGCGTAACGAATAAAGAACGGATATATAAACATGCCTCTATCCACGCTTCTCTCCCTGATAAATTTTGAGACATATCCCATCACGGAATTACTGATAGTTGATAGTTGATCTTCCGTAAAGGCTCCATCATAGGGAGGATCAACGGATACGGACAATTGTTCGGTCTTATCCAATGATCCTACCAATCCGAATGACAGGATAGGGAAGGGGGGCTTATCTCCTAATTCCTTATAAAACTCTCCATCCCAAAGTAAATATCTTATAGGATCTTCGCTTATTACAATCAAGGTGTTTCCTATGGACGTGATAGCTTTGGGAATTTTGTCATATTGGTTCGCCCCTATAAGATGGGTCGTTCCGTCCGTATCCGCATAACGTAAAACATTCGTCTGGAAAAAGATATAGTGAAGGAAATCCTTTGTCCGATGCACGTACATAAGTACCGATCCTTCCGGAAGGGTTATGCCTAATTCTTTCGGAGGCTGTATATTCACCAACTCACCATTCTTGGGTATCAAATTTACACATTCTGATAATTCCCCCTCGTTTCCGATAGATGGAGAACGGTGTATCCCGTAGGATAATGAAATATCTTGCTGTTCCATTTTTTGCGATAAAATTATATGATATAAGTAATAGGTTTTGACATATTGATCAAAACCTATTGCATTTAGGTGGCCTTGATGTGCCTGTTATGATATCTCTGAAATTAGGCAACTGCAAATAGAACGAGAACCGGCTTAACGGTCTCCATCGTTCAAGCAATGATTGGTTGCACTCATTCCATCCATCTTTTCCGAAGCGGATATCCAAGGCATTAGTTATCTTACGCACGATAGACTGGATATATGGTACATTTGCCCTATTTCCTATGGAAGGGGTATAAATACATATTTTGTATATTCCTCCATTATTACAATCCCAGTTTCCCCTGTAAAAAGTGATATGGGCTTTGTCTAGTATCGCCTCGTCTGACAGGACTGCCATTCGGCTCCGGCTTTGAAAGCATTTATCATATCTATATCATCATAAAGATAGCCTAATGATGATTGACAATTAGCGATCCTACATCTATTGGAAAATAATTTTGCTGCTTCTTCTACTGTCTGTCTCATATCAATATTTCTTTCCATGTTTATTCTCCCTTAATTCGTTGTATCTCATTTTATGCTCGATGTGCCATAAGAGATCTATATGCAGTAAATCTGCGTTAAGAAAGATTGTCACGATAGAAGCCTTGATAACTTCGGCTATATCTCTATCCTCGGTTAGGATAGATGTTAAAAAGAACATCCTTTCGGTAAAGGACATTTCCTTTAAAACATAATCCCAGTCTTTATATTCCGGTTCATTCGTTAAATCGTAGATATCATCAAGGCTGATATCTAACGATCCGGCAAGGTCTAGCAAGCGGATAACCGCATCTGAAAGTTCATCCTCCACGGTATCCTTAATATACCTGTTGAATACATTAATAAACTTTTCTTCAGTTGTTAACCACCCTTGACACTCTGCATATTCACCGAGTTTATGCTTTTCTTTATCAAAGCGCCTATTTTTCCTATCCGCTTCCACGGCTTCCATCAGCTCACTGATAACAAGACAAAGGAAATGCTCGTTAATTAACTCTGTATTGTGAAACCCATGCGCACATGCGCATTTGTACGCACGGTCACGGAGTGCGTTGAAATCAATCTTGCTCATATTTATTTATCTTTTTGAATTTTATATTCCTCCTTGGAAATCTGTCTGTAATAGTCAATGACCGCATTTTCCACTCCTTTATCCTTGGCTATACTCTTTTCCATTTCCCAGACTTTAAACTCATCGCATTCGATGAATATCCGTCCTCTCTCTCCCCCGGGAAGCCAATACGAAGCGAGGTAGTATTTTTTCTTTGGGTTGAGAATACCATAGATGAGATATATACCGTAAACCAAAAAGGCAATCGTAATCCAGTACCTTGGGATGATAAACCCTATGGACCATGTGATGAACACGAAAGAAAGAACTATCAGTATGGAGGTTATCAAGCATTCAATCTTATTCTTCATTTGATCCTCCTTTCTCTGTTAAATATTTCTTATTATCCATATTTACCCCTCCTGTATTATGACATCCCCATCCTTATCCGTGAACACGTCCACTAAATCGTAGTAATATTGATCGTCGGACGTGCGTATCATTACCTCCGCTTCCGGGTCTTGCTCTTGGAGAAGAACTATTAGTTCTTTATTTCTCATGATTCACCTCCTTCCTTCAATTTAGCTATGAGTTCATCGGCTAATTCCACAGACCATCCCACTACTTTAGAATAAAGTATACCGCATTCAGTACGGCCTTGATAATGTTGCAATTTCACAAACTCGATAGAATAGCGCTTTGCCAAATCATATCTGCGTTGTTCCCAATCAACGGCTTTATCCTCCGTCTTATCTATAACCTCTAGATCCTCTAGAGCGTTGAGTTCCTGTATGAGATCAAGCCCCTCGGAATCCACATAGCGCACCCAATCCTTTTCAGGACAGGTTTCGGAAGATTTGAAGGCTATAACATCAACGATCTCCCCAGTCTTTCTTATTCTCGCTTTCATGTCAATTTGGATTTAATTGTTAATCTATAATTCTTTAATAAATTGTAAAACAACCGTTTCTTCTCTATATATTTGAGTCCCTTTCTTCTAAGCCCTCTTTTTGTTCTGGATACAATCATTTGGCATCCGCTAACACCGACATATATACAATTCTCATGATGTCTCACGGCTTCTTTTAACGTTGCTTGAATCATTAGATCACAATATCTATAGCTGTCATTCTGAACGCCTTCGTATCCTTTGCTCATAATGAAATGTCCGATCTCATTGGCTTCCTGCCTTGAATAGCAGATCGTGAATATGTTATCCATTTTGTTTTTTTCTGGAATATCTATATCCCTTATTTTTCTCATATCAAAATAATGTTTTCTCAATCTCGTAATTGTAAACCAAAACCTCCGTACTCTCCCTTATCCGAGAGTGAACGGCCGTATGAGTAGTGACTTTTACTTCCTTATGGTTCCATTTGTTTTCATTGACAAAGGAGCGTAAGGTGTCAGTCCAGTAATTGCTGAGAATGAATTTGCCATTGATCCTAGACAAAAGATCTAGCAGATCCGCAAGGTCATTCTCCCCATAACCATAATAATGACCTTGAACCGCCCCGGGATAAGGAGGATCAAGATAAAATAACGTATCAACGCTATCCCTGTTCTTGATAACTTTCAACGCGTCCCTACAGGAAATCTGCACCTCTGATAGGCGATCGTACAATTTCTCGTTGAACTCCTCACGCTTATTCCTTAAAACCTTCCCGAAGTGTGTCCCGGCGGTACCGTTACAGAATTTCCATCCTCCATACAAGCTGCCGGCGTGGCACTCATTTGCCATGATCCATACGGCCCAAGCCTTGTCTACATCCGAGACCTCAGATCGTCCTCGATAAATGTTCCTAGCCCTAATGTAGTCAGACTCGGAATGTAGCGATAACCGGATTCTCTCACGTAGCTCCTTAAATTTGGAAGATTGGCAGACCTTGAAAAAGTTTATCAACAAGTCGTTCTTGTCATTGATCACTTCTATCCCTGCTTTAGGCTTCGCAAAAAATACCGCTCCTCCTCCAAAGAATGGCTCGCAATATATCTTATGCCTAGGCATCATTGATACAATGCGTTCGGACAAGTTTTGCTTGCCTCCATAATATGTGATTGGTGTTCTCATGCCACTAATGATTTTAATTCGATTAACTTTCTTGCCAAAGCCTCACATAAAGCTTTAGCCATGCCGACTTCGACGGCGTTTCCGATATATTTCTTTTGCTCCGCTTGCGTACCGATCAACTTGTAGTTCTCCGGGAATCCCATGATCCGTTTCAACTCGGGAATCTTGAGCATTCGCATCATGATATCCACTATCTGATACATGGCCATGAACTCCTTTATCTTGACTATGATCGGGATATCTGTTTCGTAAATCTCAATATAAATATTACCGGCATCATCCATCTTTACAAAGTCCGGCACAGCATCAAGATTGGATACAGTCTTGGGACTAACCAAGTGAGGTGGTCGCTTGTCCATTCGGGCAATCAATGTAAAACAAGGGTTATCGATCGAACTTCCCGAAGATGCAAATTGTGGATTCATCAGGTAGTGCCATTTCCGATTAGCTGTTATTACCGGAGCTGGCTCATTGACTCCGCTACCGACATTGTTGAAATCGGTATTCATCACCCATGGACGACAGCTCACCAGATTATATTTGGGATTGGCTGTTATTGCTCCAAGTGGACGGTCTGTACCAACTGGCTTACTTTGTCCGAACTGCTGGTCCATAAACTGGCAGGAGACAAGCCGCTGTTTAGGGTTCGCCAATATAGCCGGAGCGGGATGGTTGATATCGGAATGCTGACCACCGCCGGAATAGTAGTTCATGATGAACGGAGTTACAAGCGATAACCGGTCTTTCGTTAGTAATGTCGGGCATGGGGCATGAATATCCTTGCCAGCATCCTTGAAATTGTACGAGCAAAGGAACCTCGTGCTTACCAGCGAATGATTATCCTTGCACTTGATCGTATGCGCCGGCCCCGTGATAGGGATATTCTTACTGTCCGGGTGTCCACTATAGTACTTTGATAGAAATCGGCAGCCAACCTTAGCGAATCTGTTGTTTGTAGTGAGTACACCACAAGGCTCATCTAATGACTTGCATGTATCTTTAGGTCTAACAGTGTTATATCTTGAGAGAAATGCATCTTTACCTCCTCCAACAAAACGCACAAGTCCGGCATAGACCCGCTCGAACGTTTTCGGGGAAAGAGGCTTTTTCCGTGTGAATATACTCGTCCCCTCGTCTTCTAGGTCTAGAACGTCTTTAACAGGTTTCCACTTTTGTAAATGGCCGAATAAGGTTTGTTCACCATCTTTGCAATGCGTAGGCTCCGGCCAGACAATCGGCATATCCTTTTTAGCGAACTGTCCAAAGAAACGTTTTCGAGAAGTGTAAGCACCAAAGTCGGCAGCGTTCAATATCCGGTGGTCGAAATCATAGACTTTATCTAATAGGTTTCCCCTTCGGAAAGTATCAAATAACTCATCGTGTCTTTCTTGCTGATACCCACGACATGGCAAATATCCATATTGTACCCGTTCTATCCAACGTAAATACAACCGGCCTTTGTCTTTCGATATCGGTTTCCCATTTTCATCCAAGTCTCCCCAGCACATAAATTCTTCCACATTCTCAATCTGTATCAAGTCAGGATTGATCTCTTCGATGTACCGGAAAAGATGATCGGCTAATGTCCGGCTATCCGGATCTCTCGCCTGTCCTCCCTTTGCTTTGGAGAAGTTAGTACATTCCAATGAGGCCCATAGCACAAACCTCGCATTGGGATTCCGGAACTTGATCTTCTTGATCAGATTAACGATCGGTGCCAAATCAAGCGTACGCATATCCTCCGTGAAATGGAGGGCGTAAGGATGGTTAGCCATGTGGCTGGCGATAGCGTTCTTATCGTGGTTGACGCAGGCTATAACCTTCGCAATAGAACTACTTCCTATATTCGCCTGTTCCACGCCGGTGGACGTTCCACCTGCCCCACAAAACAGGTCAATATAGTAAAGATCCACGTTATCCTTCTTATGCAATTCCGCAAGGTGATGCAAGAGAATGATCGTCTTGAATAATGCTTCAGTATGATTCATTGTTTTATCTTTTATCAATTTGTTCAAACAGGCAAAAGTCTAAAAGCTGTTTGTCCCAGTTTATCCCATTGCCAGAATATGTCTTCTTGATTATAGTCTTATACTCATCGGCCTTTAATCCGGAATCCAAGCACGATATGTAGTCATTTACCTTGTCTATCGTGAAACTGTTTACCTTGATAATCTTGGCCTTACCTCGTGGTTGCTGCTTGACCGAAACCGTGAGGACATTCCCCACGCAATACTTGATTGGATCGTGCAACCTCAATGCGGTGAAATACGTGCCGTTCAACTTGTTATTCGAGTTAACGGCGAAATCTATGTTCTGATCCATGATTCTTATGTGTTTTCCGGTCTGTTGTTTACAAGCGAAACAATAGACCGCCACGTTACTAGTCTTCCTGTATAAGGTCATCACCTGATAGGGATGGCCGCAAGGACAGATATAGGCGTATCTGCCCGGATAGAGAGTTACGGTCTTAATCATTGTTTTTTAATCTGGAGATCAAAAATCTTCCGGGATGATCGATCTTGTATTTCCCCTCCCGGCTATCCCGTATCCTTTGCAATAGTTTCCACACGGGATTTCCTATCTCTCCATAGTTCGATAACTCGCAAATAGTATTGAACTCATCAGGAGATAGCTTGAAATTGGTGAGTTCCCGTGTCAAAGCCTCATAATTCCTTTTCACGCCGTCCGAAGGCGGCGGGTCATTCCTAGAAAGATTAAAAAAACTTCCTCCTCCGCTTCCCCCCGTGGGGGATAGAGGGGGTATTTCTTTACTTTCCTTTTCTTTACTATACTTTACTTTACTTTGTCCTTGAATGTTGACATTTTCGTTGTTAATGCATACATTTTTGCCATTAATGTATACATTCTTGAAATCGGATACGTCTATAAGCAAAAAATCAGGATTAACGTCTATTCTCTTACGCCGTTTTGCCGCCTCAAAATATCGTCTCTGGATACCGGAAGAGGTAAGTATACCGAACGAGTCAAAGCACCCCTTGTCAAAGAAACACCGTCTGACCAACCCGTTTACAACTTCCTTTACAAATCCCGGGACAAATTCAGCACCCGCCTTCTTTGAAAAAAGCAAACACTCGTCTTCACCCCATTTATAAAAATATCCTTCCTTGTATATTTTGCAAAGCAACTTTACGGCAAGGATTGAGCCTTTTATCCCAAATTCAGCCTCTATGAGTTCTATCTTATCATCTTCGAAAAAATCCACATTCATAGGAAAGTAGTCAAGTCCCATTATTTGAATACCCATGTTTTATTCTCCATTTGATAAACTCATCAACTGTTTTATCTTTTTTCTGCCGATTACAATGCCTACATGAAGTGACTAAGTTTGATTTATTATCACTTCCTCCTCTTGAAATGGGTAATATGTGGTCAATCTCCAATATTCCCCCTCTTTTCCCACAATAAGCACAAGTATAGTTGTCGCGTTTCAAAATATCCTTAGATATCTTTTTCCATAATTTTGAATTGCGTTCTACTAATCTTGGATTTTTTGTCGTTTTATAAAAAGGAATAGAGGATCTGTCAATTAAAAGATATTCTATAGGGATTATATTAAAGTCAACAGTCATTGTTTGTTTTAACCATTGTGTTTGTATATCAAAACTGGTTAATATCCCATATTGATTAAATAAATTCTTATCAAACAGTCCTACATTACAACAAAATATAATAATATGGTCTATTAAATCCTCTTTTATATCCCAATATTCAGCAATATTAAAAATTAAAGTTTCATCTTTAACAATAAAACAGTTATTAGTTTTATATATCTCATTAACAACGAATTCGAAAACACAAAATCCATTACTTTTGAAATATTTCCTAAGTTTCTTGATCCTAAGATCTTGGAACCTGTCTGTATCTGCCCGATAGAAGGAGAATCCGGTTTTTGCCATACTACTCTTTTATTAAAAATCAAAATCCGGAGACTCGCCGCCCTGCAAGGACTTTAGTTTCTGGTCTACAAGGTGGTTTACATCCCATATGTTTACAGGTTGTATTTGCAGGTTCTCCGCCATTTGCCTTGCCACTTCCTCGGAGACAGGATTTATGGCGTATATGGCCCCCGATGAGAAAAAGCGGGTAAAACCGGGCTGGTTACTTGTATCCGGAACGTCTATCCGAAGCATATTGGTACCGGCCACGTTCTGTTCCGTACATCTTCCCGCTATCCTTGAATGGCCGAATAACTCGACCACGCACCATAAATCAAATTTCTCTTGTTCCATATTATCTTCTCTTTTTAAAAGTGTTACAAAATCTAGTGGAGTTAGCTACCCGTCCAGCGTCATGTATGATGCACCAAACGCATAGCCCCTTGTGAGGATGTCCGTTGGCGCAATCGCCACATTTCACCTTTTCTTGCTCGTCTTTCTTCTTCGCCATATCACCAAGTCTTTATTTTGATTGGGAGATCGGCGTACCACCAAGCCAGAATCGTAGCGTCACGTTGGTCTTGGTTCGTTCTCTTAGGCAAGGGACCGACTATGTAGGAGAGTTCCTCATGGGTTATCTTGCCCTCGTCTCCTTTCCAATGCTTGGTCAAAGGCTTGACCTCCTCGCTGGGAATCCCTATGTGCTCGCACATCTGGAGAAGCAATATCCCGGTTTGCTGGTTACGACCTACATACTTGGCTATCCTCTCTCCGGATTTACCCCTCGATTTATGGAAGTTGCTTTTTTCGTTAAGCCATCCGGCCTCGACAATGACCACTATGTCTACCTCCTTGTATCTCTCTCTTGCCTCCTTTATGAAATCGACCAACACAGGGAAGGGGAGGCTCTTTAGAATTAGCTGTCTCGTTGAAGGAGACAGTACGCATATACCGGATTTATCTATGTCCGGGTCAACGGCTATCACTAAATCATGTTTTTTCTTTCCCACGGATTCCTCCTTTCTTTATTGTTTATTAGTAAGAATATGGCCAAGATCAATGCGATCAGTCCTAGTATCGCGGTGATAAGGTGCATGGCCATTGTCAAGTGATCTAAATTCTGTATTGTTTCCATAATTATATGTTTGTTATTCGTGGACGGTGCCGGGATCGAACCGGCCTCTTTACGTCATGCGCACTCCGTAACGTTTCATCCCGGAATACTTATCGCCCGAAATCCCCGCATATCCTCACGGACGGCAGGGATAATCATTCTAACCCAAATCTAATACCATGAAAAACACGAATCATTTGTAAGCTAAAGAGAACTCCTTGGGAATAAATCTTCCTATGGATATTGGCTTGGCGGCCTCTATTGTGGGATGAATCTCTTTTCTCTCGAACGTCCATCCCTTTTCCTTGGCCTCTCTTTCATGATCGTCCTCCTGTTTCTTGAGATAGGCGTTGATGAGCATCATCGCCCGCTCCACATTATAAGTGTTTACCGCGAAGGTTCCAGATGACTCGACCTCTCCGTACATTATTTTCGTCTCAATCTGATAGAATTTTCGATTATCATCTTTTGGCTCCTCGTCCTCCATCGTGTCCGGATTATCCTCAGGGGCGTTTTCTGGTATCTCTAACGGTTCCACATCGGTCTTCTTTTCTTTCAACGTATCAGTGAGGATCACGCATTTGTCGAATTCCTTGATCATGGTGATCCTGAAACCGAAATTATAGTTTAACTCGATGTAATCTTTCAGTAATGCGTTCGCTGGCTCTATACCCGTGGCGTAAAAAAGGAACTTGTATCTCTTTTCATCAATGCAAACCTGTGCCAGATAAGGATACAGGCACTCATTGAGAATCTCGAAACCTAAACGTTTCTGATTACTGACCTCAATGTCGCCTTTGATATCCCCCGCATCATAGCAAAACCGGATCTTCGCCAATACATCTTGATCTATCAGTGTTCCCCTCTGAAACAACACCTCGTTTCGCTCGATAGTGACTGCCTCTTGGGTATCCTCGTCAATAAAGTCCTCTTTCCATGTCTTACATACATGTCGTGTAAGATATTTATTCAACATTCTCCTTGGATCCGAAGTCTGATACCTGATCTCATTTTTTTTAGTCTCTATACTCATATGCATTAATATTTAATGTTATATTTTCTCCTTTCAAATTGTGGGACATACCCCTTACAAGGGGTGTTCCCGTCAAGTAAGGCCGATTCCGGCCTTACAGTTTCCCCATCTTTTTTAGACGGGTCTGTCCAATGCTTTTGCCGTTGATGACAGAGGCAATGCTTTTTAGAGCAAGCCTCATTGAGGCATAATATCAGTTCTTTCATTATTCTTGTATTGTGGGTCTGGAATCTCAATACCTATATAATTAAGCGACCATTCCCTGATTACCTGTAAATATGTGGCGAAAGTCTTCCTGTCCATTTCCTTGGTGGAGTCGGGGATGTCTATGATCTCTCCGGAATGGTAATTCACGTATCTATCAGAAAACGTCCTCTTGCAAAACTCGTGGACTTCTTGGGTAGTCGTATAAGCGTAGCCTATATCTTTGAGTCTCTCGAGCAGGAGAGGGTAGACCACTCCCCACAGATACCTGTTTTGCTCGCCGGATCTTAGATCTCCGACGGGATATATCGTCACTTGGTAAGTACCGGGTGGATATCCGGCCAGCTCACAAAGGAACTCCGTCAAATCCGTGTCCGTCCCAGTCTTCTCTATCTTGACCATGGCCGTGTAAGGTTTATGTCCAAGCCCGGTGTCGCCACGAAAGTCGGTCGTTGGGTAGCCTCGCTTACTTTCTCCTTGAATAAGACCTCGTCACTATTGTCATCGGACAAATGGAGCAGGATTATGTTGTCAACCCCCGAGAGGTCGTTAGCCTCCAAGGTTGTCACGCATGTTCCTAGCTCCATATGGGATAGCAATGTCCGGTCTCGTCTGGACTTGTTTATCCTCCCTTCCGTTACGTTCCTGTCTAGGATAGACCTGTCGTAATTGCACTCGATCATGACGTGCCTGAGATTCGGGAACCGATAATAGAGCATGTACGTGTCCGTGGCGAACAGGATAGGCCCCGTATCCGGATGGTCTATGAGAAAACCCAGAGGCTCATTGGCGTCATGGGCTATCTTGAAAGGGACTATGGAGAAGGCCCCGGCCATTACGGTAACGCCTTCCTCTATCATCAATGGCAGGCGCTTGCTCGTAAAAGATAACGAGCTTATCGTGCCGGATGACGCCAAACAATCTACCCCGTAATCAAGGAACTCGTTCATCCTTCCGGCGTGATCGCCGTGCTCATGCGATATCACGCATCCAACGACCTTCTCCAGATCGAAGAACGGGAGGCCGTTGATGTTCTTGAAAGGTACGCCGCATTCCAGTATCAGAATCTCCCTCTCATCATATAATAGGTAGCAGTTCCCCGAGGAGGAACTGCCCGCTACGTATAGTCTCATCTTCTCATCCAGTTTGGCTTGCCTTGGGAGGCGTTATTAAATGATTGTGCCTTGGGTGGCTCGGGATTGCCGGGATCGGGCCGATCTTCCATGACGGGAGAAGGATCGCTCGCCGCTTTCGCTTCTTGCTGGCACTTGAACTCTTCCTTGTTAGCCTTTTCCAGTTCCTCCTTCAGCTTGTCTTCCGGATTGATCTCAATGTAATCCACGTCCTCTATATCACGTGCCTCCTCCTGCGTGATCATTCCCATGCTGATCTCCGGAGCGTACGCCCTTTGCCAGAAGGAAGCCGCCCGGTATTGGAGCATCAGCCTAGGCATTGTCTGCCATTTAGATCCCGACTTGGTATACCAGCCTTCCTTTATCGCCATTTCCATGGTGATAGGGGTGGATTCCAATATCTCGTCACGGCCTTTCTCCGAGGAATAAGCTATACATTCCCAATTGTCGATCTCGATATTCAATGTCTTTGTCACGGCCTCTCTCCTTCCGTTCCTCCATTCATAGTCGGTATACGTCACGTTCTTGATCTTTCCTAGGTTGGTGAACTTATACCTTAACGGGGAGAATCTCCCGCATGAGTTGACCGTAGCGATGAGAAATTTAGCGGACCATGACGGACGGCCTTGTATGATATCGAGATTCTGCATGACCATCATATGGTCGGCGTTCATCCTTTGCGCCATGCTTACCGCTATCATGCAGTTCGCCACGGCCTTGCTCTCCGGCCTCTTGTCCGTTACCCTATACGATTCGGGTACCAGATCGGAGTTCACGTACATCTTGCATATCTTTTGCATTGTCTCGAATTGTGCGGGATCGAAAAGATTGATCGCCATGTTTTGCGGTTGCGCCGCTAATACGGGTGTGTTCATATCATTTGTTTTTAATTGTCAATTCTTTATGTTCTGGTGATACTATCAGCGATATGACTTGCGTATCCGTGTCTATAAGTTCCGTGACGGACTCCCGGTTATCTAGGAATACTGGGGCGTAAACGTCATAGATACGAGAGAATGCCAAGGCTATGTCCAATCCCGCGTTTACCTTGGTGGCGGTGTTCTGCACGCCGAAGGGAACGCCATTTATATAGCACTCGCAACATTCCTTCTCTCCGCCGTTTATTTGCGGCTCGTACATCTTCCACTTGACCATGCGGAATAAGGAGTTGATCCTTTCCTCCATCATGTCCATCTTCTTATGTATGAACCTGTCCGCTATCATTTCCGTTTTCTCGTACCGGGCCAAGGATACGGCCAGATCCTTTTGCCTCGTCTCCAGCTCATCCACACGGGCCTTGGCCTTGTCGGAGTGTATCTTTCCGGAAAGCTCACCCTTTATTTCCTCTATCTCTTTCCTGATCTTGAATATCTGGTCTTTCACGGGAGACAGGTCATTGTATGTCACCACCGATCCGGATAATAGGTCTATATCCTCTTTTTTCTGGTCTATATCCTTGATGACATCCTTACGCTCCTCGTCTTCCGTATAGGCTGATACGAAGTGCTTGAGAACTCTCCTGTCAAGAATATCAAGATTGGAGGATAGCTCCGTGCGTCTGGCATTAAGGGCGGTTATCTTGTTCTCGTACTCCGATATCATTTGGTCATATGACCTTAGAAGGGCATCGTTTTCCTCTCCCTTCTTGTTTATATCCTCCAAAAGGTGGGCCTTGCGGTCATGCAGGAATTTCTCCGTGAACTCCTGTCCGCATGTCGGGCATATGCGATTATCGCCTTCCACCTTACCGGAAAGGATCGCCTCGTATTGCGCTCCCAATTTGCTCAATATGTCGGATACCCTTTCCTTGGCCTTGGTATTGTCCGTTATACCCTTTTCCAGTTGATTGATCTCGTCCTCTATGCCGGCTATCTCTCTCCTCGTCCTCTCTTTTTGGGATTCGAGATCGTTGGACTCCTTTTGATAGGAGGCCTTATATCGGTTCTCGATATCCATCTTTCTTCTTTCCAAGGAAGCGATCTCATTATATAGGGCTTGTATCTTGGAGTTGACATCCTTGTTCTCCTCTTGCACCCGTAGGTTCTCGTCCGCTATCCTCCTATCCAGTTTCTCGATCATGGTTTCCCGATCCTTGATTATGCCTTCCAAGGTGGTCCAGTCCTTATCGATAATGCCTTGTCTGACCTCGTCTATCCGGGCGGGGATCTCGTCCAGCTCTTTCTTGATTGGCTTTTTCTTGGCGGCGATCTCTTTCCTGTACTCATCCATCGTCTTGCCGGTGCAATAGGATAGGAGCCTCTTGAAATCCTCGTTGTCCCCGATAATCTCTTCCTCGCTCGGCTCCCCGGCCGCTTGGATAAGAAGGTTCCTCTTGTCTTGCCATTTCAAGGTGTTGAAATAGGAGGAGGAAGTGATAAGCTTGAACCTGTCCTCGTCTAGGATGGAGTTTATCTTGGTCTTGAAGTTCGTGGCGTTACATGCCACTCCGTTGATGGAATACTCGGTGACGTTGCCGGAGAAATCGGCCTCTTCCGATCCTTTTTTCTTTGTCCACTTCTCCGAGTAGATACGCTCGAGCGTTAATTCTTGCCCGTCAAGATCGAACATTCCTCGCACGGAAACCTTTGAGTTTCTCATGTCTTGATCCCGGGGCTTGATCTCGTAGTCTTGCCGCCCTTGCGTGTCCTTGCCGAATAAAAGCCAAAGGAAAGCGTCGTTAACCCTAGTTTTTCCGATTCCGTTCATTCCCAATATAAGCGTGTTCGCCGAGAACGAAATGCTGATTGTTAATCCCCTGAAATTGACAAGGGATAATTCTTTGATTGTAAGTCTCATGTGATATATTTTTGTTTATACAATATTTCCTTGGTATTCACTTATCAGACTCATAAGTCATTATTACGATTTGATTTATCACAACAAATACTGATACTATGCCAAATATCAGTAAATGGATATGAGAAGGTTTTTCATTCCATTCGAAGATTGCGACTATTGAGGCCAGTCCCAATATTGTAGCTAAGACCATCCTAAAAGTAAAGATGGTAATGCTTTTAATGGCCCGGAATATCTTCCAGAACCATGCTTGGTTTCTCTTTATCATATGTTGTTGATTTAAATTTCTTGATGTGAAAAGGTCTCATATCCTCACGGACGGAGACCTGCGTTGCACTTTAGTGAAATAATTGATTGAATAGCATCCGCTAGGGATGAAGCGTGCTCCCTGCCGGGCTTGAACCGGCGACCCTAACATTATGAGTGTTGCGCTCTAACCAACTGAGCTAAGGGAGCGTTTGCCCGTCTTTCCGGGCCGCCAACATTATGAACCGCCATGTCATCACCGTCACATTTCACATGATTTCGTGAAACTTCCACCTCGATAAATACTCTTTGGACTCATTTCGGATTTACCATACCATTTTTATCTGCTACTCTATCGGTTTTCCCATCTTCGGACAGGCCCGACATCCGTCCTCGATTCGGATAGAGTGGTGCGTTCATTGATACAAGATTGTGGATGTATCCGGACTCGAACCGGAAAGAGTTGTCAACCTCTTCGCCTAGGGTTTGACCTTCCCCATTATAGAGCGTAGCGTTTACCAATTTCGCCATACATCCGTTTGCCGGGGAATCCCACCCCGGCGAGTTCTTAATCATCTAAAATTCTTTCTTTCCTGCCTCACGGCGGTATATTAAGGTCTTGGTTGAGAAGTGTATAATAATTAGCAATGTGATTTAATTGTGGTAGCCGGGGGAATTCGCACCCCCACAACCTCCAACGGTTTCGAACCCGAATCATAGACGGGTAGGGGAGTGTATCTTATGCGTTAGATAGACAGTTTGACACCGATACGGAAATATCCGTACTTCACTGACACGACGTAATATCTAACCTTTGTATATACATTATTAAATATGTAGACTCCAACACCAGAACCGATCAAACTACATCGGGAGCGGGGATCATCATCCCTCCCGGTATCTTCGCCTATCATAACCTTATCACCATACCTATATCTCTTATGTATATCCTCTTATGGGGATAAGGATTTATTCACTAAGTCAAAGAACTCTTTTTAGTAGCCCGCCTGGGACTCAAACCCGGGACCTGCGGTTTAGGAAACCGTCGCTCTGTTCCGCTGAGCTAAAGGGCCTTTTTCTCTCCGGCCTTCACAGGAGGGAGAGATAGTTTTCATATATAATTCAAAAGTTATCTTACTTTAATTTTAGCGGACTTGATCAATCTGCCTCTCATTTCTCTCTCGAGGTCCAGTCTCTGCCTCTTTCTATTTACGGCCTCCACTTCTGGACGCAAGGAATATATCTCTGCGTAAATGGATCTAGCCTCCAATAAAAGAGCTTCTGCCCGTGATAGCAATGTTTGGTATCTTTTATCGTTTACTTCCATAACGCCTTTTTATTCTTTGATTTTCTTTTTCCTGCTCCTTGCATAATCGCTGTATGGCGATCAAGTGTTTCCGTTCCGCAGGAAGCATCTGGTCTATGTCAGTCCTCCCGTGCAGCTTGGCATTGTAAATGTTTCGCCTATGTACCCCGGCCATTTGAGCGGCGTAGGTTATGCTTACATGGTGTCTCTTGGCTTCCGTTAAAACTTCATCGAGTAAACTCATAGCCTAACCCTCCACGTTTGATAAGACACCGCCATAAAATCTCAGGGCTCTCTCCCTTACCAAATCCGCGTTTCTAGAATCCGTGATACCCTTTAACGCAGCCCTTACCGATACTGCCGATGTCCCAGTGTCAGCGGCTATTCTCTTGATAGCCCCGTGCGGTACTAAGATCTTCCTTTTCCTTGCCATGGTCATTACTACTTTAGATTTTTCATTTATTTAATGTCATTCCCCATATACCAAAAATCACAATCCCATACGGGAATAGCTGGAACACGAGCGGGCGTGTATCTGTCTTGACATCTTTATTCAGGGGCGCTTGACGACAGCAGGCCATTTCTTGAAATGGAGCTGCGATAAACAAATCTGTGTTTTCGATCGGGGTTCCATGATAAAAAGAATACCTTCTTGACTTATCAAGCGTGTCTTTTATCTCGTAGTCAAGCACATTGGAGCTTTTTAAGGCCTTCTCACATCCCTCCGCTTTTTCCAGGAATCTATCGCAACGAATTGGATACTCGACTTTATTGATAGTGTACTCTACGACTCCAATATCCATAGGACGTTCCGTCACGCGCAATATGGTATTATAGTTCGTACATACGTTGCTGAACGTGTTTTCTTTTGAGCGCATTTCCAGTTTGCCTTTCAAGTGCTCTAACTCATCCATTGTATTTTCCGACACCTCGCCACGATAACAAGTGTGACGATTACATACCAAGTTGTATTTTTGGAGCAAGGTCGTAAAATCGTCCACCTTTAGGAAGGTGGAATTAGGAAATCTTTCCTGATACCAATCAAATATCCTTTTATCCAATACCCCGTATATGTGAGCGTCTAACGAGTGTATTGATGATGACGAAGAGAATCCCATTGTAAGCAATCTCCTTCTTGCTAATATCGCCTTTTCGTCCTCTTCGCTGAAGGACTCCCATTCTTTCTTAAATTCCGCAGCATACAGCGATATATCGGCATGTACCTCGGCCGCAGAATACATAACATTGACTTTTTCCATGTTCTTGTTTATTTAATCCTTGTCACCACCAATCTCGGTTTTTCCAACCGAGTCCTGAAAACTTTCCCCGTAGTCACTTGCACTTGACACACTACCGATTTCACCACGTTCATCCTTGCGCAAGGATAGCTGTACGATTCACCGATCTCAAGTTTTTTGAGTATTGGCATGATCGGGCTTTTTGCTTCTGTCTGATTAACTTCTGCCATATTCTTTGTCGTTTTCTTGTTTTCTGTTTAACTTTATGGTGCAAATGTAGTTTCTAATGAACATACATACAAGTTTAATGAACATATTATTTGTTAATAATTTTAGTTTTAGCAAACATAAATAAATAAACGTATGAATATCAAAAGGTTAAACAAATTAATAAATTCAAGTAAATTGAACAAAGTTCAAATTGCAGAGAGATGTGGTATATCTAGAACTACATTAGACAATGTATTAGCTGGTGCAGATGCTAAAATTAGCACTATTGAATCGTTGGCTAAAGTATTAGAAATAAACGTTGGATATCTATTCAATGACACAGATGAAGGAATACTGTCCATAACAAGTGATAGTGAACTTGATTTCTATAAGAAAGAGGTAGATCGATTGCAAACTTTATTGAACAGACAAAAAAAGTCCACTAAAGTTATCGTTGAAATCGAAGTAGATGATGATGAGTTCATTAAGATGGGGTTAAAAGACAAGGTTATACAGGTATTAGATAAATGATATGGAACAGTATTAATATGTTGCGCAAGCATGAAGAAGGTCATAAATACATTTTTTTTAATAGCAAATACCATCATTTTAGGATTTAATACACATTTTCTGTGTAAGGAATATCCTAGAACGGAGAATTTAGGATTTGACTATATAGGAGTGATCATTGGGATATTATCCTTTTTGATAGCAATTTTAGCTATAATGTTCGGATATAAGATTTTAGATGTGGATAAACAAATTGCAGTCAAAATATCGAAAGTTAAGACTGGAATAAATTCTGAGATTTCAAAAGTTAAGACTGAAATGGAAAACACTAAAAGAGGAATAAGGACTGAAATAAAAGATCTAGACAATCGGTCTAAAATCTATACCGAGGCATATGCATGCCTGATGCAAGGAGAGGTTTATTTAAGTACCCATGATTACTTCACTGCTTATAAGGAATATATAGAGGCGATGGTCGGTTTTAGTATATTGGAGGATTTCAAGCATTGTGAGGATATAAAATTTAAGATCGAATCTCTTATCCGACAAATGAGAGCAAACAGGGATAAGCTTATAAGAGACTGGGATCTTTTTAATGATTCTTCTTATATAAAGGATATGGAGGTATTAAGGAATTCGCATCCTCAGATTTTTTGGATCGATAGTGACATAGGATATGAAGAAATAGTCAAATATTTTTACGATAGAAGCTTAACGGTTTTATTTGACAAATATGAGTTCACACTATATGAGAAAAGCACAAGTGTGAGAAGATCTAATGCAGTTTATGCATTGTTAGACAAAGCGGATAATGGGAACTACAAGCATAATGGGAGGGTTTACAGTTTATATGATGATTTTAATAACGTCATTCAAAAAGATTTAAATTCCAATTTTGATTATATAGGTATTCGAGAAGTGATAGATAGTGATATAGCCAAGAAAGAAGCCGCTGAGATATTGAAAATCCAAGAAGGGGTTATTAGAATTGGCAAAATATAGTGTATAATATGTGAATATTTTGTACCTTGCGTCCGTTATGGGAAATTGGGAGAAGAGACAGGAGGACAAGCGAGAAGGCAGGGAAAAAGACAAGGTTAGGCGTGAGAAGCTGGCCGGATATTTCTTCGACTTGTCGAAACTATGCTTCGCAGGTATGGTCATCGGGATAATATTACCTTTGTTCTCAAACATAGACGATATTAAAATGTGGATCATATCAATATTAGGAATAGCATTAACAACATTGTCAGCGTTACTGGCAAATAAAATATTAAAATAAAATGGACGCGCTTATTTTTGTTTTCGCCATCGGGGTGGTTATAGTTGGTGGCATATACTTGTGGACATTCACGAAACCGGGTAAGAAATGGCTGAAAGAGTTGTGACATGGATTTCATGATAATGTTTTTTTGGCGAGATCAATCATCGGAGTAGGTATTCTGATATGGCTTAAGACTCCTTCAGGTAAAAAGTGACTCGCGAACCTATAGGGATTCGTGATGGCAAGGAGGAGAGGAAGTATTACGGGCGTAACGGTCGTTCCTGCCAAGCTCTTTGGGTAAGAATATAGAACTAAACAATAAAAAATATACAATAACACGGTACATCAAACAGTACATAAATGTGTACTATTTGGATAAAATATGGAAAACTGTATTTTGTAACGTTTTGAGAATCAGTATCGAAAAATTTTAAATTTATCATTTTCGGAATCTCATCCTGCGTACTTAAGTAAAAAAAGAAATAAAAGCATGATCTATTCAATTAGGTCATGCTTTTTTTGCGTGTCAAAATGACAGACGAATAAGATGGACGAACATAAAAAAAGCCGGACTCACGCCCGGCTTCTATATTCAT